ATTCAGGTGGATTTTCAAGTTCTTATGAACTAGGATCTGCTGTTCATGCTAGTGTATTACAACCAGAATTTTATACGATTTCTAATTTAGCTAAACCAAGTGGTAAACTTGGCTTATTTACTGAGGAAGTATATAAATTTCGAAAAGAAGGATACAGTATTAAAGATTCAATGAAGTTAGCTTCTGTATCGGCGGATTATTATTCTAGTCAATTTACACAAACTAGAATCAGTACAGCTTTAAAAACTGCACTTCCTTTTTATATCAATCGTTTAAGAGCTAAAGAAATAATTGGAACACAAACATTATACTTATCTCAAGCAACGCAAGATAAACATGATTTATGTATGAATGGTATTGCAGCTAATCCTGCAATTAAAAAAGTATTATATCCTGAAGGATTATTACAAACTCCTGAAGTTTTTAATGAATATGCAATATTTGTAGAAGTTGATGTAACAGTTGACGGAATTACTAAACGAGCTAAATTAAAAGCCAAACTTGATAATTTTACAGTTAATCATGAAACTAAAGAACTTACACTAAATGATCTTAAAACAACAGGTAAACCAGTGAATTTCTTTATGGGAGGAAAATCTGTAAATGCAGAAGGAGATACTATTCAACACGAAGGATCTTTTCAAAAATTTCACTATTATAGACAAATGGCAATGTATGGTTGGTTAATGAGTTGCTTAATGCAATCATCAGGAATCGATTATCAATGTAAAATGAATATGGTAGTTGTTGAAACTATTCCTACATATAAATCTAAAGTAATTCCTGTTACAAATGGTCACATTAAACAAGGTCTTGCTGAATTCAAAAAATTATTAATATTAGTTACACATGGATAGACATTCAGTAGAATCTACTGTTATTACTTTAAATGGGTTAGTTTGTGATGATAAAAGAAGTGTTTACCATAAAGTTTTTTCATTAGGCAATTTTGAGTCTGGTGATATGAATGATAAGTTGATGCTAATTTCATTAGTTGCTTTAGCCTATAGAAAGATGAAAGAAAAAGATGTGGAAATGACACCTTTAAAACTGCTGATGAAACTTACAAGAGAAGAAAAGAGTAATTCTGGTTTTTATCAGTTCTTAGAAGCTCTTGCAATTCTTGTTGAAGATTTATCCTATGGGTGCACAAAGATTGACACTTGTGGTATGAAAACCTCACAAGAGATTATTAACAAAATTAAAGAAATTTTATCACAATGGCTTCCATTTTAGACCCAGACGTACCACAATTATTTGTATTAGAAGATTTTATAGAAATGCATAGAGAAAATAGTAGAGAAGAAGATGACGAAGAAAACAAAGTATCAATATGGGTTAAAACCGGAGATATTATTCGTGCGTCAATTGATGAAGAAAAATTTGAAAAACTAGAACCAGGTGTTTATACAGTTGATTATTCTAGAGAAGCAGGTTTATTTATAAAACAAATGGATGTAAAGTCTGATGAATTATTTGTATTTAGTGATTCAATTACAACAAAACTAATGGAAGAAATTAACATGTTTTGGGATAAAGCGGATCGTTATAAAGAAAACAAATTAATTCACAAACGTGGTATTCTTTTAGAAGGATATCCTGGAACTGGTAAAAGTTCAATCATTTCAATCTTATCGAAAGAAATTATGAACAGAGGTGGTGTTGTATTTAAAATTACAGGTTATCGTAATTTAGATCATTATGTAGAATTTCTACGTACATGTTTTAGAAAAGTACAACCAGATACTCCGGTTATAACAATTCTTGAAGATTTGGATCAGTATGAAGATGTTGAGATGGAATTATTAGATTTTTTAGATGGTAAAACCCATTTAGATCATCATGTTGTTATTGCAACAACAAATAATACTCAAGTAATTCCTGATACTTTCTTAAGACCAAGTCGTATAGACTTAAAAATAGAAATACCTTTACCTTGTGAAAACACACGTAAAGAATATTTTGAACATAAAAATGTTCCTAGTGCTGATATTGCCGAGCTTGTAGAAAAGTCGGATAAGTTTTCATTAGCTGATCTGAAAGAATTATATATTAGTATATATCTATTGGATTACTCTGTGGATGAAGCAATTGCAAAAATTGATTCTCCGAGAGATAAAAAAAGTTATATGGAATCTCCTATACACAAAACAGTATTGGGAATTTAACATTTTTTAACAAGGTGTATAGCTTTTATTCCAAATAAAAGCATTATCTTTGTATTGTAATTAGATGAGGAAAACGCATAGATGAAAATTAAATTATTACAAAAAATGTAAAAGGACTTATGAAAACAGTAGAAGTACAAGGGTACAACAAACAAGCAGCTTTAGAAGCAACAGGATTAGACGTGAAATTAGAAATGTTGAAAAACGCTACACAAGCATGGAAAAAAGAAGGATCTCCAGTAAATACAAAAGATCTTAATCGTTTCATGGCTGATTATATCAAGAAAAATAAAGCAGTTGGTGCTTATTTAGTAGTTGATGCAGCGTCTGATGATACTCGTTTACGTCCATATAGTGTGATTAATGAAACAACTATTGGAAAACGTAAAACTATCACAGTATACCAAATCAAAGAAGCTGAACTAGCAGTTAAATTTCATACTGAAAAGAAAACAGTAATTGATCCAGAAACAAAAGAAGAAAAAGAAGTAGAATTCCAATCTCCTTATCGTAAAGAAACAATTACAGTAGAATTCAAAAATGAGGATGGTGAATTAGAAACCAAAACTAAAGAAGTTGAAATTCCTGAAGTTAAAGTTATCGCTACCGGTGCTGTTGAAGCTCGTGCTGATAAAAAAGATTTAGCTCTTAAAATCATGAAAGAGTTGATCGAAGCAAACAAAAAAGACTACGTTATTGAAATCGTAAAAGAAGTAACTGACGGTCAAAAATATGCAGGTTATGGACAATATACTCCATCAAAATCTGCAAAATTAGGTAAATTCTTGTTTTTCGTACAAGAGTAATCACTAGGGAATTAGCAACCCAGTCTTTAGACAAATAGCTAATATTTTTAAAAGGTCGATAGATTAATTTCTATCGGCCTTTTTCATTTTATAAACATAACGGCGTAACAGCACATACAAAAAATAAATGGATAAAAAGAAAGTAGTAAAAAGCGATGCTTCAGTAGATGCCGCATTTGATGGAAGAACACTGATTTCAGTTGATAGAGATAATTCGCAATCAATTAAGATTGGTTCAGAAACAGTTGGCAAGATATCTGGATATAAGTTTAAGATCTTAGTTCGTAATAAACCAGCCATTGAAGGTGAATTTACCCGCGAAGAAGTTGACTTAATGTACAGATTGTATTCTGCCGAAGGATCAAATTTAACTCAACGCACAATATCAAGATATTTCCCGAACTATACATTTCAGGATTTCAAAAAGATATTAAAAGCCTTTGGTGTTACCAAAGCCGCTTCTCCTATAGCACCGCATGTTATTGAGGAGAAATCAACAGATGAGTTAATCACATTAACTCTACAAAACAAAGAAAACGATTTTCTAAGAAAATTAGAACAAGATAGAACTCGGTTAACTGAAACCAAACTAAGAGAAATGACTGGTAAGTATTATGACTTGAAACAACAAGTCGCAAACTTTTCAGAATTTATTAGTTCATTAAACATCACTGGAACAGCTGTAGTAAATACTCCACTAGTAAAAAATGATGTTACACTTATGGTATATCTAAGTGATATGCATATTGGTGCCGAAGTTTCAGATTATTCTATATATGGAAACCGTTTTGATTATGATGTAGCAACAGAACGCTTATTCAAAATCTATGAAAAAGCACGTTCATTAGCATTAGTAACCGGAGCTACAAATATAATTGTTTGTAATAATGGTGATGCCTTAGATGGTTATAATGCTGAAACAACTCGTGGAGGTCATACTTTACCTCAAAATATGAATAATAAAGATCAATTTAAGAATTATGTAAAAATGATGACTAAATTTTTCTCTAATCTTTCTTCTTGTGGTCAATTCTCTAACATTAAATATGTTAGTGTTGAAGGTGGAAACCATGATGGAGATTTTGGATTTGTTGCAAATAAAGCTTTAGAAGCTGTATTAGAAGTAATCAATCCTAATATTGAAGTTGAAATTTTTGAAAAATATATTCAACACTTTACAGTTGGTAATCATACTTTTGTATTATGTCATGGTAAAGATGCAAAGGATGTATTTAGAAATATGCCACTTGTAATCAACGATAAGACCGAAAATCAAATCAGAGAATACTTGGATTATAATGAAATTACTGGTAAAAATGTTCACTTTATAAAAGGTGATTTACATCAATCTGCAACTACTTATGCTAAAAAGTTCAGATATAAAGCAGTAGCTTCATTCTTTGGTTCTAGTGAATGGATTCATAAAAACTTTGGTAATACACCAGCAGCTTGTGATTTCGATATTGTAGATGGTGATAGTATTTTAGAAACTCGTTTAGTATTAAGTTAATATGGAAGAAGAAAAAATATATCAACCTCATGAATTGTATTTTTCAATTTATAAAGATCCAGAAGAAGATTCATCTGATTATTGGGCTGTAGGTTGGACAGTTTGTTTTACTACAATTGAATGGTTTAATGAAGAACACTGTCAATCTGATGATTTAGGTGGACATAATGTAAATAACGAAGCTTTAATTAAAGCTGGATTATGTGATACTGAATTATTAGAATCAGTATTTGAAGTAGAAATAGGTGATACAAAAGAAGAAATTCATCAAAATTTATTAGATGCTGGATTTATTTTTAATGTCGAATTTGATAATTTTATGAATCAATACAGTTAATATGAAAAGACTTCCTAGTGATTTTACAAAAGAATTATGGGGAAAGCAAATGTTAGAAGATTTCAGGCCTGCTTCGGCAGAACCTGAAATCGAAGACATTTACAAACATAATTATATGGTAGTGTCTAATATGAGAATGAAAACTCTTAAAAAGACTATACCATTTTCTAAATGTGCAACAGATGGATTGATTGAATTTTCTTATGGAGGTAAAACTTTTATGGGAATTCAAGAAGTTAAGTTTAAAAAAGCTTATACAGATTGGCAATTAAAACAACAATTAGTTCAAGCTTTAATGTATGAATGGATGTTTGAACAAGCCGAAGTTGAATATAAACTTAGTGTTTTTATATTAAATAGCGAATCATATTTTGCTTATGTGTATAATGATGAAATTCAACAACTTAAAAAAACTTTGTGGTCAATTTTTCCTGAAATAACCGAAACTCCTTGTAAAGCCTATAAAAATAAGCTTATTCAGGATGTTATCCGAAAGAAAGTTATTCCAATTAATAAATCACAAATTACAGATAATTATTCAATGCACGGAACAATCCGTGATATATGTAAACACTGTTTATAATGAAGTATTATTTAATTAAAGAAACAACGTGGTTTTACGATCCCCACGGTACTCCAGATTTTGGAGGAGAAACAAAAGAAGTTATTGAGGATGATGAAGAATCAGGTATAACAATTGATGGAACATATATTAGTGGATATCGTTATAATGATTATTTGGATTGTAAAGATGAAGAAATGGATTTATATTTTGATGATGATGATGAAACTGATTTTGAATATTATCTTAAACCTGATGATTATGACAAAGTTATGAAACTATCTGGTCAAGATGGTTATAATTGTGAAGAAACTGATTTTGAAATTAAAGAAATCTCCGAAGAACAATATAATAGATACAAAGAAATTATCAATGAATACAGTAAAATATAATGGATATTAGTGTATCGGAATTGTTGAAAGGAAAAGCAACAATTATAAAAAATAAAGAATTTTTCCAAACTAAAAATTATGCAGAGCCTTTTTTGGAAAGAATGTCTGCATTTACAGATGATTTTCGTATTCAGGTTAAAATGCCTGATCAAATGACAGGTAGCAAAGATGCAACTGATTTAACTTATAATAGAGTTCTTATTCAAGCAGTGATGCCGAGAGAACATTCAATTGATGACCATGATGAAGTTATCGGTTTTTTATATGGTATTGATGTTAAGAAACCTGTTGCTAAAATATATAGAGGGTATTTAAACCAAGCATGTACTAACTTGACAGTATTCAATCCTCAGTGGATGGATGTGCAAGAAATGACTCCTGGTGATCCCTTAAATTACAATGCTGTTAAACAATTGATGGAACAAACCAACGATTTTCAAACAACATTAAAGAAATTAAAAGCCACAACTATTAGTAGAAATTTGAGAAAACAATACTTAGGTGAGTGGGTTGACTATTCAATGCGTGAAAGTCAAGACTATGGATATGGTAAAGTAAAAATTGCAGTATCCACCCCGATTGATGCTTATAAGCAATTATTCATTGATCAAGACAGTGCTTATTACATTCCAGAAGGAGTAGATCCGAATATGTTTGATGTATATAATGCATTTACTCAAATTATTACCGATGATAAAAAGGATATTGTTAATAAATTCGAAAAGTCAATTATAATAGGAAAAATGCTTGGAGTTGTATCCTAATCATTATATTTTATAGTTTTTACATAATATAGTTTTTTCATAAAATTATTTTATTATTTTTGTATAAACTAAAAAATTATAAAATATGGGTAAAACATTAACAACACAAGAATTTATTGAGAAAGCAAAATTAGTTCATAATGAAAAATACGATTATTCTAAAGTTGATTATAAAAAATCATCTAAGAAAGTAATAATTGTATGTAAAGAACATGGTGAATTTGAACAAACTCCGAATATTCATTTAGATAATCATGGGTGTCCAGCTTGTTCTAAATTAAAAAAGCGAAACGATATTTCAAAAATTCCAAATATAAAATTATCTAATTATATTGTTTCAAATCCGATTGAACTTTCAGGAAAATTAGAAATAATAGGATCTATTTATTTATTTATAAATCCTATAAATAATAAAAAATATATTGGAAAAACAATTATGAAATTAAGTAGTAGATTTTCTGCACATTTAAATAAATCAAAACATTCTGATTACTATTTTTATAGATCCATCCGTAAATATGGATGAAATGTATTTGAAAAACATGTATTATATCAAACAGAAATAGTTGATAACAATAAAGAAAATAAAAAATTAATAGATTCTATTATTTGTGGAAAAGAAATAGAATTTATTAATTTATTTGAATCAAATAATCCTAAATTTGGATATAATGAAACAAATGGAGGTGAAGGAACAGCTGGATGTAAATTTTCTAATAAAGTTAAAGAAAAAATGAGTAATGCTAGAAAAGGTAAAGGAAATTCAATGTATGGAAAAACATTAGATAAAAATCCTAGATCTATTCCAATTTTACAATTAGATTCTAATAATAATATAATAAAAAGATGGAGCTGTGCTGTTGAAATACATCAAGAATTAGGATACTCTATTAGTAGAATTAGAGATTGTTACAATAATAAATGTGAGATATATAAAAAATATAAATGGATAAAAGAAGAAAATTATGGAAAATAAAATAAGATGTCCAAAATGTAGTTCAGATAAATTAACAGCAAACAAGAAAGGATTTAGTGGAGGAAAAGCTGTAATAGGTGGATTATTAACTGGTGGTATTGGATTAACTGCTGGTTTTATTGGTAGTAATAAGATACAAATAACATGTATAAATTGTGGTCATATGTTTAAACCTGGACAAGGTATTTCTGAAAATGAATTAACTGATGAAGAAATATTATCATCTAATTCATCTAATCAAGGATGTATGTATACTATGATTGGTATATTTGCATTAATTGTATTTATAACAATATTATTTTTATAAAATATGGAACCAGAAGAATTAAAAACAGTTGATATTACAGTAATGTTGACAATGAGTGTAGAAGTACCTATTGATACAACTGATGATATATTAAGAGAAGAAACTATGACTATATTAACTAGAGATTTACGTCATACAGATTTTGAAATTGAAGAAATATTAATTGAAGATTAATGAAAGTAATTAAAGTAATTTATAATAATGAGTGTGAATTCATTATGAAAATTGTTGCTGAAGTAACTGAACCTCATATCTTAGAGGAATATAACATCAGTTATCGTCAAGATAGAAAAAAAGCTCGTGAAATAATGGAAAGACACGGAACAAAAAAACTTCCGTTAATAGTATTGGAGGATGAGAATCTTGAAGAATACACTGCTATTTGGAGTGAACAAAACCCAGATTGGAAAGTAGAATTAATTAAGAAAATGAGTGATGAGTAAATATAGAATATATGTAGACAATAATAATTTAGATAAAACGATTGAAATAGAAGCACATGATGTATATGCACATTATCAAGCAGGTATAAACTTACTTAGAGATAAGAATAATAATACAATTGCATCTATTCCACTAGGTTTAATTATTACTAAAATTGACTAAATGAAAGTAAACGTAATAAATAAAAGTACAAATAAACTTCCTGAATATGCTAAACCAGGTGATGCTGGTATGGATTTAAGAGCTGATTTCTCACGAGGAATTAGTGATGAATATATGTATGGTGCTGTTTATGATGAAGTAAGAGAAGTTGTATTAGTATACCCAGGTGGTAGATACTTAGTTCCTACTGGTCTATTTACTTCATTTCCACCAGGATATGAATTTCAAGTTAGACCTAGAAGTGGATTAGCTCTTAAAGAAGGTATAACTGTTCTAAATACTCCAGGAACAATAGATGCAGGTTATCGTAACGAATGGGGAGTAATCCTTATGAATTTAGGTGATGATGTATTTGAAATTCAACATGGTGATAGAATTGCACAAGGTGTACTTGGGAAAGTATGTTTGTGTGAATGGAATGAAGTTGAAACATTGGATGAATCAGATAGAGGAAAAACAGGATTTGGAGCAAGTGGGGTAAAATAATGAGTAAACTACAAACAATGAAAATTTTGGATGTCCAATGGGGTACTCCAAAAATGCCTGATGATGTTAGGAGATTCTTTTTTGATTATTATGACAATATTGGTAATGATGTATGGGTTGATTATACCGTTGGAGATTCATCAGAATATGAATATAAAGAAGATGAAGATGGAAATGAAATCTGTGATATTAGCGAACTTAGTATTTTAGATAACTGGTTATGCTCTGAATGTGAGTTAGAACTAGGAGAAGAACTATTATTAAAACATTGGTGGTAATGAAAATTAGAGTAACATACGATCAAATATTTTATACAGAAGAACTAGGAATTATCAGTGATGATATGGAAGTTATTCAAGAAGCTATTAGAGATAGACTTTTTGAAGATGCAGATGAAGTAGTTTCGTTTTTACAATTGGAAAAATTAGAAGATGATAGTAAGTAAAATACATTTAGTAACAAGAAATGCAAGGGATAAAGTTCAAGTTGTAGTTGCTGAATTAGAACAAAATGGTAATAGCTTTACTATTAAAAGGTCAACCGGACAATATCAAGGTAAAATGACAGAACAACCAGAAGTTACTATTGAAAGAGGTAAAGCTAAGAGGTCTGTTATTGAACAAGCTAATTTAGAGTTTAACAGTAAAATCAATAAATATCTTGATAAAGGATATAAACGATTAGACAGTTTAACAACTAAAAAGTTTGAGGAATTATCTGAGTCCGAAATCAATGATATTGTTCCAACACTTCGTTCTGATACTAATGGTAATCTTAAACCAATGCTTGCTAAAAAATCAGAAGACTGTCAAAATTCTGTGTTTAATAAACCACTTTATTGTTCAAGAAAACTTGATGGAGTAAGGTGTATGATTAAAATCAAATGGGATGAAGAACTTCAAAAAGTAGTTACAGTTTCAAGAGGTGGTAAAGACTATGATATAGCTGCTAGTAAAATTATGGCTCAACTTGAATCATTTTTAAAAGAACATCCAACTTATGTATTTGATGGTGAATTATATCATCATGGAACACATTTACAAACTATATCAGGTGTTGCTCGACTTAAAACTTGGGAAGATCGTTGTGATATGTTAGAATTTTGGATTTATGATTTAGCTATTCCTGATATGATATTTACGGATAGACTTTCAATTTTAGAAGAATTTGCATTTGAATGTGAAAAACCTGAATTTGATAAAATTAAAGTAATTGAACATGTTTTAAGTTCTAGTTGGGATGATATTCAACGATTACATGATCGTTGGGTACTTGAAGGATTTGAAGGATTAGTTGCGCGTAAGCCTGATAAAATGTATGAATTTGGTAAACGTGGTTCAACTATGATTAAAGTTAAACAATATAAAGATGATGAATTTTTAATTGTTGATTATCAAGATGGATTGAGACCAGAAGACTTCTGTTTTATTTGTGAAACTAAAGATGGTAAACCGTTTGCTGCGAAGCCAATTGGTGATAGAGAGTTGAAAGCTTGGTATTTAGAAAATATTAATGATATTATTGGACATAAAGGTAAAGTTAAATACTTTAACTATTCTATTGATGGAATTCCTATCCAAACTATATTTCAAGCTGTTAGATATGATGAGGATATTGATAAAAAATAAACGATGCGAAAACTAATTAAATTCGGAGCCGATTGGTGTGTTCCATGTAAAACTGTCGATAAAATTCTTATCGAATTGAGAAAAGAAACTGATATTGTTATTGAACACATCGACATTGATGAAGACGATAATAATCTAGTAGGATATTACAATGTACGTAATATTCCAACAATCATCTATTTTGTAGATGATCAACAAGTGGGTAAAACTGTAGGTTCAGTATCTAAAGAAAAGATACTAGAATCTTTTAATGTTTAAAAAATAAAATTATGTATGCATTATATAAAGTAGAAGTGTGGATTAAAGCTGATTTAGAATCAAGAACTCCATTAGCTGAAATACTGCAACAAGCTGAAAATATTCCATCTGGTCAAGTTAACTTTATCGAAGATGAAAATTACAAAACAGCAACAGAGAAATTCATCACCCCAGTAGAGGGTGGTGAAGCTACTCTAAAAATATTCTCTGATAAAGGAGAAGAGTTATACACAAATGAAAAACGATAAAAGTAATTTAAAAAATAAAATATTATCCGATTTTAAAAAATTTATAAAAAATTCATCTTTTCATAAAATGAATTTTAATAATAAAATGGTTAATAAGAAAGTATCTGAATATATATATTTATATTTTAGTGATATAATTATAAAAAATGATTATGTATTAATTTGGAGTGATAATACATCACTACTTTCTGCAAAATCATTAGGAATTAAAGGATATTCGAATAAATATAAAAATTTTACTTATAGAGTAATAAATAAAATCAATTAAAATGGCTACAACAGTAAAACAATGTAACTGCACAGGACCTGCTGCAGAATTTCAAGACAAAACTTATGGTAAAGGAATGCGTTTGCATAACGAAAAACTTGTAGGTAAAGGTGCTAAATGCACTGTGTGTGGAACAATTAAAAAATAGTAATGATAGTTGATAATTTTGAACAAATTAAACAACTTTTAACTTTCAAATCTGAGGATGAGTTTTATCATCTTCAGATTCTGAAAAGAAAGAAAGATTGTCCAGAGCATGAACGAGCTCGTAATAACAATGCTCGTTGTGTTAAGACCTACTATATAAAAAATATTGAGTATTTAGAGTCGAAGAAATCCGAAATTATTGGATTGTGTGAAATGTTTAATGCTCGTGCATACATAAATCTTAATACCAAAAGCTTTGAGAAAGCGGCTTTACAATTAACTAAAGAAACAGTTAATCGAATTATATTCAAACAATATGAGCATGTATATCGTGCTTATGAAACTGTAGTAGGTGCTAAAGAATCTAATGTTGGTGATAAACGATGGATTATTGATGTTGATGAAAAAAATATGGAACTTGTATCTAAAACAATTTATGAAATTACTAAATGTCAATCTAATCGACCTAAAATAGGTGAAAGTACAAGTGGAATTCCAGTATATCAAAATACAATTGCTTTAATTCCAACTGTAAATGGATATCATATTATAACACACCCGTTTAATCTTAAACAGATTGAACCTTTTAAAGCGTTACATCCTTTTGATATTCAAAAGAATAATCCAACGCTTTTATATTTTAATAAAAAAGAAGAATAATGAAAAAAATAATAATTGGAGATATCCATGGAAGAACTAACTGGAAACAGATAGTTGAGAAAGAAAAGGATGCTGATGAGTTTATCTTCATGGGAGATTATTTTGATCCTTATGATTGGACTATATCACTTGTTGATATGGTTCGTAATTTTAACGATATTCTTGAATTTAAAATAGCCAATCCAACTAAAGTAATAATGCTTATAGGAAATCATGATTTAGCTGCATTTGAAAGTTTTGCTAATAAATGTAGATATGTTGATGGAACTTATGAAAATATGGCTCCAGTTCTTTATAATGCAATTAAGACAGGAGTTATTAAATTATGTCACTTTATTGATGATAATATAGTATGTTCTCATGCAGGATTTACTAAAACTTGGCTAGATGAATCTGAACTTTCTTTTGATGAAGATGGTTTAAATGAGGATTTTAGAAAACATGTTGAAGATAAAACGTGTCTTGATAAATATGATTTTATTTGTAAAGAATTTTGTCAAGACGGTTCTGGTGATGATTTATGGCAGGGACCTTTATGGGTTCGTCCTGTAAGTTTATTACAAGATATGATTGATGGTTATATCCAAGTAGTAGGACACACTAGAATTAGAAAGAATTCACCACAAGAAGTTGAAAATCTGTTATTAGCAGATTGTTTAGAACACGATGAATATTACAGTTATGAAAATAATAAATTTAAATACAATAAGATATGAAAGAAATAGTAGATAATTATTTAGCACTTAAAAGTGCAGCAACTAAGCATATGATGAAATATGTTATGGATAAAAGTATTCCATTAAGTGAAAGGTGGTATGAATTCGTAAGATCTGGTTTAGGTGAAGATGATTACTACTACTTTGATTCACATTTTGTGGATGTATCCGTTTATTATAACGATGCTGATAAATACAGCGTTAGCAGTGTTGAAGATTTAGTTACAAGATTAGCTAATCAAGGTATTGATGAAACTATCATAGATAATGTAAAAGAAGAAATGCTAAATGCATTTAAAAAATCATATACATACAATTGGTAATGCAAGAACAAGAACAAGAATTTGCAGAGAACTTAGACGATAAGTTCTCTGAAGAATTAATCCAGGCGAAAGAAGATCAAATGTTATTTAACGAGATCATGCAATCCGGATTATTATACTCTAGAGCTGGAAGAGATGCACTAGGTGTAAGACTACAACCTCAAAGACGTGAGTCCTCAAAGGTTCGTAGAAATGAGAAATGTCCATGTAATAGTGGATTGAAGTACAAAAAATGTTGCGGCTTAAATTAGAATATTATGGCAAATTTATGCAGTAACATAATTAACGTAACATATTTTGATGAAACTGAGGAATTAAAATTAAAGACATCAAGATTATTACACGAAGAATTACAAGAAAATTTTAGTAGTTTATATCCAGAATACTGTAATGCAGAAGATTGTGAAGATGAATACGAAATTGAATGTTATTTTGAAGTTGGTAGTAAATGGGTAGCTCCTTTACAATTCTTTCATCATTTATGTAACAAATATAATGTAGACATTATAGGAGTTGCATACGAATTTGGTGGAGGTTATGTAGAATCATTTGAATTACATAATCAATTAGTAGAAGTAGAAGAACATGGTCAACATGTAATAACTTTTGTAGACGTTGATGAAGATGCAGAGATTGAAACTATTGAAGTTTTACCTAATGCTCAAGATGATGAGATTTTAGACAAAGAATGTCCTAAAATTATAGAAGATGATGATTTTGAATTAAATTGTAAAACAATTTTAGGTGATGGTGAAACATACTATTAATGCAAAGATAGTAGCTGATTCTATTAACTCACAAGGCAATAGAATCACTACTTTCGTGTTAACTTACCCGAGAATTATTCATGCTGAGATGATGACTCACAGAGTATTCTCAAGGAATGCAGCTTCTAGTAGAGCTATTCCTTTTAATAAAATGGTTAAATCTGTAGAAGATGATCCATTTATTCCAATTGCTTGGCAAAAGGATCATAAAGGAATGCAGGGAACTAAATATATTGTTGATCCTATTGAAATTAAAAATTGTATTAAACAATGGTTATTTGCAAGAGATGAAGCAGTAAATCATAGTGAAAATTTACATGGAGATTATTACATATATGATGGAACAGATATACCTCTTCAAATGGGAGTAACTAAACAACTTTGTAATCGTTTACTTGAACCTTATCAATGGTATACTTGTTTAGTAACTACTACTGAACTTGAAAACTTTTATAAGTTAAGATGTCCTCAGTATTATAATATTACTACAGGAACATATTTTAAATCTAGAAAAGATTGGATTAAATTTTATTTAGAAAATGGTGGAGTTAATACTAATTTAAGTATATATAATACAGAATATTGGCAATCTATTAATTATTCACAAGCAGAAATACATATCCAAGCATTAGCTGAAGCTATGTGGGATGTCCAGAACGAATCTAAGCCTAGTTTATTGGAAGCAGGTGAATGGCATATTCCTTTTGGTGATAAAATATTTTCAGAAGATAAAATTGAAGATTTTCTTAGAACTCAAGATGTTCAATGGGTTACAGCAGAAGGTCATGATGCAGAATTAGAAAAAATTGCATTAAAAATAGCAACTGCTCGTGCAGCTCGTCTATCTTATATGACATTTGATGGAGAAATTGATTATAACAAAGATATTCAACTTCATGATATGTTACTTAATAGTAAACATATGTCACCATTTGAACATTGTGCTCGTGTAATGACTGAGGAAGAATATCATTTATTTATTAGAGGTAAAACTAAAGAAGATGAATCCGATAATCCTAAATCAATCTATGGTTGGTGTAATAATTTTAAAGGATTTATTCAATATCGTTATTTATTAGAACATGGAACAGGAACAAGCGAAACGTTATAATGAAGGAAAACCTCAATGGTCATTAGTTCATTATAAAAGTTTAGAACCAATGGTTAGAGTTTTAGAATTTGGATGTGAAAAATATGATAGGGATAACTGGAAAAAAGGTATGCCTACTAATAAAATTTTAGAATCTATGCAACGACACTTAGCTGCTTTGATGGATGGTGAACAATTTGATTCTGAGACAGGAATATCTCATATGGGTCACATTCAATGTAACGCAATGTTTTATAATTATCATACAAAGAATGGCGAAATCGAAAGCAAAATTTAAATTAAATGGTGGGAATCCTGTATTATTGTGCTCTAAATGTAGTACGATTATAAAGTATTCTCATCATTTTACAGAAGATGAAACTAAAGCTGCAAGTGGGGAAATTAAAATACCTGCGCAGTTTTGTGATAAATGTGAGGAGAAAATGAAAATCTATGGAGATGAATAGTGTTGTTGAAAAGTAAATTATTAAATAGGGGAACTCATGGCGAAAGCTGTGGGTTCCCCTATTTTTTTTTAATTTATGATATTTATTCCAAAAATTATTATTACTTTTGTGAGTTAAACTAAAACACTTTTATTATGCCTAATGAATTAAACCAATTTGCAACATTCAAACCTATAGAAATAGCTAATGACTCTCGAGCACAAGAAGCTAGACAATATTATCAAGATAATGGACTTGTTCCAGACAATCCTTTTATGACTAAATTTTTAGATCAAGCTACTACTACACAATCAATTCCTAATATCTCTACACCTAGTAAAGATACCGATATAGCTGCGTTATTAGTTAATAAATTAACTAAAGTTCCAATGTCTACTCCTGAAAAAGCATTAAATGATATTAATGTTAATGCTTCTGTTTTTACACCAAAAGTATCTGTTTCTCAAAAAGCTAAAGAAGCAATTAAATTCTTTATGGGTAAAGGTTATACTAAAGAAGTAGCTTCTGGTATTACTGGTAATCTATATGCAGAATCAGGTTTAAATCATATGCGACCTCAAAATAATGGCGGTCCAGGATTTGGTTTAGCTCAATGAGAAGGACCAAGACAAGCGGATTTTAAACGCATTATGGGTAAAGATGTACATTCATCTACAGCACAAGATCAATTAGAGTTTATTAATTGAGAATTAAATAATACACAAAAGCATGCAAAAGCAGCTATATTACAAGCTAAATCTCCAGCAGAAGCAGCTTATGCATTTGCTAATAAATATGAACGTATGAAGAAATATAATAAAGAACGTGAATCTTACGCTAATACTTTTTACACAACTAAATAAAACAAGAAAATCCCCTAGCCTTAACGGTTAGGGGATTTTTTTTTACTTTCTATCAACAGTTGGTAAGATTTCCATCATATTTCAATTACCTCTTAAAAACGTAACTAAATCAGATTTACCTGCAAGTACACTCTTAAAATCGGTCATAGTATTAGTCATAATTGAAGCAAAAGCTGGTTCTCAACTTAATGCTCCAAATACACCACCAAATGGATCAAACTCCCCAAAACTCTTCATACCTACTTTAGTAGCTAGTTGTTCGTATTGAGACATTTCTTTCATTGGTTTCATACCATCTTCTCCTTTAGACATTAATATATGTCCTAATCAAATCATCATCATAGCGATTAATAAATCATGTAACGCAACTTTAGCATTAGCTAATCTTTGAGGATCAGTATTCTTTAAATCACCAGTAGCAAGAGCTCTAATAGTTAAACCTAATGAATACATTAAACCTTCACTAGGAGAACCAATTCAAGCATTAGCAGGAATAATAGGATCTTTAGAACCTAATTGATCTTTAGTTACTTCTTGCATTTCATAATTACCTTGTTCATCAATTACAGGTTTACCATTTTCATCAGTAGTCATTTTTTGATAATATAGAATTTTATTTCCATTATCATCAATTGTAAACTTTTGACCCATATAACCTCTAGGAGATTTTTGATCAGGTTTACCAAAATAATATTTAACTTTAGATGGTCAGAATGTTAAGAATTGTCCAAAAATAATACCCATTGCAGTATGTTTAATCAAAGGTGACATATCTTGATCATAAAATCCATAAGCCATATCAGAAAAATTCTTAATACTACCACGTTCTTTAGATGTGTATGCTGATGGAATATTATCTTTTTCAGTTAAAAGTTTTTCACCAAACGAAGAATTCTCACCATTAAACTCGTCAATTATAGTTAAATACAAACTACGTTGTTTATTGTATAATTCATCAGATGCATTATATTGATATCCATTAGCTTCGCGATTTTTAAAATAATGAGCATATCTTTTATCTTTAGAAGGATCATATTGTAGTTGTCCTTCTGAATTTAAACTATGTGCATCATAACAACCATCATGAATCATTTTTGCAAATAATAAGGATAGTCGATTTACATAATCTGGTGCAGTATTGAATCAATACATATTTTCACCCAAGAAGTTAAATCCGAATTTATCAACTTTCTTTCTATCAACAATGTGATTTAAATCTTGATTAGCAAAACGCATTTCTAAGTTGATAGCTTCATTTAAGGCATATGTTTCTTTATTAGGATCTAATACTAATTTATAAGCTTTTGCAAGATGATCTCCATTAAAACTATCATCTCCATAAATTTTACTTCATGCATAAGATGTATTCTTAACTGTTCCAACAAGTAACTCTTTAATTAATAATGCAGGTCTTAATGAAATTGCCATTAAACTCGATATTTTTTGTACCTTTTTAATAACAGCTAATGCTTCTGCACCTTCTTTATCAGCTACTAACGATTGACCATATACAGCAGTTTTCATTTGATTAAAGAAATCTTCAAGAGCTTCTGTAAGTTCTTTAGTCTTTCCTGAACTTCATCCGTGAAACTTCATTACTGTTAATGCAGAATGTATATTAGGAAGTACTGTATTAAAGTGTTTTTCTCTAATATTTTCAAAAGCATATTTTAAACCAATAACATCTAAGTTTACTTCAAAAGCATTTACTCCATATTTTTCAATTAAACTTAATCTATAATTGTCATTAGTATTTTTAAATTGATTATACATACGTTTAAATCCATTAACTGATTCATAAGATTCAACACGTTGTTCTTCTGTAATATCTCTAGGATCTAATAAACCTTTAGTATCATCTCAGAATTTACCAACAGTTTTTCTAAAACCATCTGTAGTAATTGATTTTCATTTACTTAAACTCATTTTCTTAACAAGTGGAGCTTTAAATAAATCAGATCCAATAGATGTTCATTCACTAAAGTTTTCGTGCTTTTTAAATTCTTCTAATGTTTCAATATTGTATTTATTTATAGGACTATATTTAAACATATTGAATACTACTGTTTCTAAATAAGCTCTTTGAGGATTATCAAGATTAGATTTAAGATCTCATGGATTTTTAAATCTAAAATCATTATCAATAACACCATTATGTTGTTCAAAGAAAACTTTGTGATATTGATCAGCATCTCCAATAATTATTTTTTGAAGAGTAGAACGACCTATTGCTTCATAGTATTTATTAGTTGCACTTACAATTGAAGCAGATTCTTTATTAAATTCAGAAGCAATTTTGTTATGTGCAATGGTAATCATACCGTGTAAACGAGTCATAGCTTGTGATTGTAGAGCATCGGCAGTATTGAAATGTTGACCTTGAAATAAACCTACAATCTTATTACCATTCTTATCATATTCTGGAGATGTTCCCATAACCATAGTTCTAATTCAATCAGTAGCATCACCAATTCTAATTCCATATCTAGGAGTTGCATAATCAAATGTATCATTTAAATTAGTGTAATATGATACACCTAATGATACAAGATAGTATATATAATTCAAAGGGTCTGAGAAATCTTGAATTTCAGTTTGGTCTTTATTTTGAAGACTGTTTCCATATTTATCAAGAAGTTCATTTCTAAACTTTAAAAACCATTGTAATTTATCATTAGCTGTAGACATTTCTTCATCATCTTGACGATATGAAGCAATTGTTGTTTTTAACGCAGAATTATCAATATTACCAGCTTTAGATAAAATTTCACCTCATATGGTTTTCATCATATCAGATGCTTTTAAATTTCCTGTTTTAAAATTGTTTTTAAAATCAGATTTAACTTTTACAATTTCATCACCTAATAAATTAAAATTATGAATAGCTTTATCAATTGGAATAAAATCCGCTTTATCACTGAATCAGTTATATACAGATACATTATTAATTGTTGAACCTTTTAAGTTATCAGTTAAAGCATTTAATACTGTCAAAGCTTTCATTATTTCAATATTAGCTGTACTTGCTGTAAGTATTCTACTATCATTAGCTAATGATTTATTAGGTTTAAATTTACCTAAAATAGTATTACCTCTAGTAAATTCATTAACTTGATCTAAAGCATTAATAGTAATTGCAATAGCTTCTACACTTCGAGTATTAATGTTTCTAAATAATAATACACCAGCATGAGATAATTCAGGAATTGAATTTTCATCATTTACTATTTCCCATTCAGGTGTTAAATATTTATTAAGTACTCTTTGCATTTGAATTGGAGCTTCCTTACCATTAATAAGAATTCCATGTTCTTTATTTTTAGCAGCTTTAAATGACTTAACAAGGTCATTCATTTTACTATCTTTAGCATTAGTCCATTTTGTTACATAATCTTCAACTTTAGCTTGAAATCTTTCTTCCCAACCTAGTTTAGTTTTATCTTCTTCAATCCTTTCAGTATTTAAATTATTTACAATATAAATCTTAGCTTGACCTTCTGAACGAGCAATAGCCTCTTTAACTAAATTTTCAACAGATTTACCTTTTGTTTTAGTTTTATAATCATAAGCAGGAAATGCAATCTTACAAGTATCAACAATTTCAGAATCTAAATCAGTAGTAGATAAATGATCCCTTTTGATTTTAGAAGGAATAAGAGTTCTTAAATCATTACTCATATTACCTGAATTATATTCTAATCCTGATGATGAATTTGATCTGTCTGAAATTTCTTCTAATGTAATAGCGTTAGGATTTATTTCAATATTATTACCTTTTTTAGGAACAATTAATTGTAGTATATTTAAAGAAGATTGAGCTGTATCAACATAACTATCTAACAACTGACGTTTTATTCCTAAAATATAATCAGTTTCTAATTTCTTAGATGAATCCCAATCAGAATATTTATTTCTTGAAACTTTAATTTCATATAAATTAGGAATTCCTTTATCATCAATTTCTAATACATGAATATTTCCATTCATATGATTAGCAGTACTGTTTACAGATTGACCTATTTTAATAATACTATTAGACGATTGCATTTTTCTACCTCAAACAATTAAATCATTTTTAAGTGTAGCAATCGCTATTTTGTAATTGTCTAAATTAAATTCTTTTTTCTCAAAGTTAGACGTTCCATCTAATTTATCAAATTCTTTAGATGCAAATTGATTATAATTATGAATCTCTTTCATAAGATTCTCTAAATACATATCAATATCTTTATCCTTATATAATTTACCAGCATCAGATAAAGCCAATCTTACAAGATTAGAACCAATTTTACTCATTTCCATCATTCTATTATCAAGAGATAAATTTAAATTAACTCTTGCCATTAGAACAGCAGCAGATTCATTAGGATATTTAACTTTTAATAAAGCTAATTGATTCTTTTTAAAATTTGCTTCAATAAATTCGGGGGAGAGTAATTTCTCTTCCCCGTTTATATTATGTGTAAGTTTTATAAAACTATAAGGTGTTAATCCATCAGATACTTTAGGATCGATATTTGATTTTGCTGTATTATCTTCTAACACATTTAAAGTTAAGTCTTGTAAAGATTGGGTTAGTGTATCTTCAGATCTACTGTGTTTTACACCCACTTCTTTATCCAGATTGTTCTTAACAAAATCTGTTAGTTCTTTATCCGAATTAAAAGTTGCATTAAATCCGTCTATATTTAAATAGTATTTACATTTATCCATTTTATTTTATTTTAATAACTGCAATCTTGTATCAGTTGATCATTTTTTATTAATTGTTTTATCTTTCCTGATACATTAAACATTTCAAATGCGTTTGTAGTATCAATTAATCCATCTTCTGCACCTATTAATTTAGAACCAAACTGAGTCATTATACTATCAATTGGTTGACCTAATAAATCTATTGAATCTTCTCATTTTAAATCAGCATCTAAATTTAATAAATCAGATATTGATTTTTTAATAGATTCATTAAATACTTTCTCAGTAAATAATTCATCAGGTTTAATATTGCTTTTAACTGTCATTGTTAATAATTTAACAAAAGTTTCCTCTAATTTATCAGCATTTATATCTCCATTATAACTCTTAGATATTTCTGAAAACATAGGATGATATTGTACTGAATTCACAATTCTATAATAAGAATCAGAATCATTACTTTTCATTGTAGCTAATACTAAATGTAGAATCTCGTGTAATGGTTCTTCCATTCCAGCTTTATCAACATTTACATAAACTCCACCTTCATAAACAAATGCCGCAGAATTATTTACATCTAAATGTGTAAAGTCTTTTAAATCATCATTTGTAATAATATTGATCGGAACTCCGAATTTATTTTGAAGAACATCAATCATAGCGTTAACTATTTCAACTGAATCAGATTTACTGTAAGCAGTAACATATGAACTCTTAGAAGGATTACTTTGAGTAACAACATCTTTAACTTTTTCAAAATTATCGGTTGCTCATTTTGGTAAAAACAATTGTTTTATATTAGTAGCATCTACTCCAATAAAAAATCGTTCTGCTTTAACATGATTTATTTTACTATCGTCTCCAACATTAGGAATATTTGAATAATGATATGCAGAAACTAATAGTTTATCTCCAATCATTTTCTCAACAATAAAAGGTTTAGCGTTTCCTTCTACAAGTAAATAAGAACCTGGAACTATATATTGAAATACTTTATCAAAACTTGTATTATCCAATGCAATTTTTACTGTATTAAAATCATCTTTTAATATACCTTTTTGTCCATTAATAGGATTACCTTCATACATATAAAGTTTATCGGGAATTGAATTTCATTTATAGCGTTCAGCTAAAGACTCTTTATATTTCTGTGTAATATCTATATCAGATGATTCGTATTTAGATTCAGATATAGGTCTACTATAAACATAACCTGTTTTACTTTGATAAACTTTAACTTCTTGACTATTAGTATTAGTTATATTAGGAGTGTTTCCAAGTTTAAATCTGTTTTTAATTATTCAACCTTGAGCAAAAGATTCATTTTGTGATTTATTACTCAATAATAAATATCTTGATAAATTTAAATCTGATGTAGCTACATCAATATAACGATTAACTCCTCCAAACTCAGATGATGTTTTAATATGATCATAAGCTGATTCAAGTACTTTTAATACATTACCAGTTGAAGTATCATATATAAAATCATCTTTATTAATTGTAGATTGACTATTAATTTGCTCTATAGAAAATTCTGAATTTTTAAAAGCTCCATGATTATTTTTCTTTGGACTAAGAAATATTTCTTGCATGTTATCTAATATCTTACCATTTGAATCTGTTTTAAACACATCACTAATTGATTGTTTAACACTAACCTTTTCAGTAGCTGATATAACATGATCAATACTTGGAGAAGTTACATATTTAATACTATTTTCCATAACATATTTTACAGTATTGTTCTTAGTTAAATAATATACAATTTTCTTATCTCCTGCATCAGATTGACTAGTACCATGAGCTAATACAATAGCATCAACAAGTTTATCATCTTCTTTAACAAGAACGTGTGCACCATTCATTACTCCAAATTGTACAGGTTGTCAAGCATCATTATTTTCAATTTCTGAAATCGTATGACTTTTAAATGTATTTGTATCAACATCTGTTCCGATTGAAAAGTTTTTAATATCACTTACTGGAACTTGTTCTCCATTAACAGTTAACATAGAACCATTTATTTCAGAAATTTCTCTATACGTTTTACTTCTTCCAACTTTTACTTTAACTCTACCAGATTTAATTAAATCAAGCATAGTACCTCACTTAACTTTACTAAATTTATTTATAGATAATTCAGATTCAGTTTTACTTGATTTGTATACAGGTTTAATTGTAGTATCATCAACTTTTCTAGAATATATATAATCTGATTTAAGTAATGATTTACGTGTTGTTAATCCATCCCCACCTGAAATTGTAGTAATAACTTTATTACCATCAGTATCTACTTTATAATCAAAAAAGATTTCATAAATAGTTTTATCTCCAAATTTAACTCCAATTAAATCACCTTGTCTAAGATTTTTAATTAGAGTTTTTTCAGCAGGTTGATAATAATAATCACGATTTTCTTTTAATACTTTAGTTTCAAAGTTAGATTTTATAGTGTAAGCTGAATCTCTTGTATTTATTAAATCTGATACACCGTTAACATCTATAGTATTTTTATAAGATGCTTCATTATAAACAAATAATAATTTACTAAGTAATTTAGATTTATCTCCAAATCCTGGATTAATTATATTATTTAATATCTCAGTTCTTTGTGCATCAGTACCAGTTCTAAGAGTTTCAGAGTTTTTAATGTAATTATCATTATCGTATAAATTTAATGCCAACTCAGTTAAAGCCATTATCTTATTTTGTTCATCATAAGCATAATTTAGATTTAAAAATATATGACCTTTATGAAATTGAGTTTTTACGTTTTCATTTGCAATTCCAGCAATAACCATTTTAGAGGTCCATGATGGTTTAGGAATATTAAGTCCTTGCATTAATTTAATTACATTCTTATCTTTAATCAACTCCGCAGGGCTGTAAAGCCCCACGGAATTTTCATTAATGTTTGTAAGTTCAATATTCTCAATTGAATCAAATTGTGGAAGCATTTCCATAATTGATTTAAGTTCATCCAAACTTCTACCTGATAATAATTTTTTAATTTCATTAATATCAGTAACAGGTTTTTCAACTGAACCTAAATTATATTTCTTACCTCCAACGTTAAGTATTATTTCACAACTCATTATTTATTACATTTAGTTTCTAATACACCATTTATAGATGTTAGACTATTTAAAATTTGTTTTTCTAAATTCTTTCTTTCCTCACTAGCAATTTCAGATTCATCTAAAGAGTCTAATAAAGTATAATATCTATTCTTAACAGAATCAACAATATCAACTGGATTTTCAATATCAGACATATCTTGAGATCTAGCTACAGATTTTTGTTCTAAATCTCTCTTTCCAAATATCTGTAAATATAATACATGTCTAAAATCTTTATCAGTTTTAATTCTATCCATTAATTTTGGGATTAGATTTTTATCTAAGTCCATCATCCTTTGGAATTCTACGAATTTTCTTGAGAAAGTGTTAGGATTTTCCATATCTTGTGAGAAAAATATAGTTGCTCTATTTCCACCAAATCGTCCTTCGTTGACTAAATGATTATACAAATATAGTAAATCTAAAGCTCTAATATTCTCAGAATTGTACTTATTTGATCCAGGATCAGTCTGAGATACTTTGATATTTAAATTATATTTATCATCACGATTTTCATTAAATAAATTGAGACCATGTTGAATCTTAGTCATTATTTTATGATTTGATTTATCATCATAGAATTTAATCTGACGTTGCATATTGAATATTTTATTGTTTCCAAACTTATAATCTTTTAAGAAGTTATTACTCTTAAATTTAGATTTAAGTGAATTAATTAAATAATTCTCCATAATATATTTGTATTGTGCTAATCCAAATTCAGTTCCAAGATCAATAATTCTATAAGGAGTATTTAAAGATTCTTCTTTAGTATCAGGATCTGTACTTAATTTAATTTCAGAAGTACTAATCCTTTGTTTATCAGGATCGAGTATATTCATCTCTTTTATATTTAAGTATTTCATGATTTGAACAATGTCTAATTGTAAATTTAAATTTTTAAGCCATTCTTGTGATACATAATTATCATAAGCATCACCTGCTCCAGATAGTACTTTTTCTCTAAGTTGTACAGAATTATCGATATTTGACATTGCTCTTGTTTGTTTAACAATATCTTTATGGTCTAATTCACCATTATCTCTACCTATATCAACTAAAGCATGAGTAAAATCAGTAACGAAAGCATATTTATTAATATCAGTTCTCATTGTTTTTTCACTATAATTAAATGATTTCAACATTCCATTAAAGTGAGGTAACTTATTTACAACATCTAATACATTGAATGTATATTTCAATAAATTATAATAACCTGTAACAGCTTCAAAATATCTTGGTTCTGTTGTAATAGGATGATCCATACTTTCGTAATAACGATTGATATCAACTCCACCAAATACAATTCCAGCTAATACAGCATCAGATAATCTTCCTTTAATATAACCTTCTGATAAATGAGGTTTGTCAGTTTTAATTATTCTAACTAACTCAGGTAATAAAGTTTTATTAAATTCTTTAAGTATTAAAGTTTGTTCAGATGAAGATGCTTCATTTCATTGTTTTTTAACATTATTTAAATCCGTTTTAACTTCTTCAAATATTGTATTTTGTTGAGATGTAACAACTGAATTAATTTTTCTAACAATATTATATATATCAATTTCAGAAGCTTTAATACCTTGATTAGCAGATAGTAATCCACCCAAAGTTTTAAGTTCTTTAGAATAGTTATAAATTTTAATAAACTCATCAAAATAAGCTTTATTAATTCCAGCTTTAGCAGGATTAAGTTTTCCTAATTGTGCATCAATTGATGAACTTTTACCAGATTTAAAGAAGTCTTCTTGTAAAGCAGCTTTAATTTTTAACGCATCATCACTAGTCATAAATTTACCAATAAGTGCTTCATCCATTCCTAATACTAACATATAAATATGCATTGAAGCAAAATCTATACCAGCATTAATTTTAGCTAACATTAACTCTTTAGCATTATCAGTTGCAAGAGATAATAAAGCAGATATATTTAAAGCCGGATCATTTTCATCAAGAACTTTAGATAACTCTAATTTCTCTTCATCGTTAAATAAAGATCCATCTTTCTTAGTTAGATTAACTTCTTTAAGATTTTTATATACAATATCTTCTAAAGTTTTAGTTGCTTTTTCTGTTAAGTTTAATCCTCCAATCTTTTTAAGATTGTAGTTCTTACCTAAAATATGAAAGTTTCTACTAAAGAATTCATTATCTTCTGATGTTACTTCACCATTATAATAATTAGAATAATATGTAACTAAAGCAAAATAATCTTTAAGTCCTGTAGCAGCAGCTCCAATTACTTTTTTACCTACAGCATTTTGTTCTTGTTGTAAGAATGTTGTATGACCATCATAATTACTTAAAGCATAAGAACCATCAATTTTCTTACCAATTTCTGTATACTTACCAAATGAGATTGGAGAATAAGATGCAACTTGATTTCTAGGACTAGTACTTAATGCAATTAACTTATTAACTACAAAGTTTTTAAATCCATTTTCATTATTGTATTTATTATGTTTAGATAATTGTTTAATAAATTTATCAGCAATTAAATCATTTTCACTATCAATATATTTAATTTCAGGATGATCTTTCAAATAGTTATAAATATCAGCTCTTTCTTTTAATCTAAATGGATTCATGGTTGTAGGAATAACAAATGTTTCGCCTTCAAACTTTCCTCTAGTATATTCCTTTCCATTAGGTGCAGGAAGTCTTAAAGAATCTCTAACGTTATCATCAGATGAGAAATCAAAGAATGGTGATCATTTTTCAAAAGAACCATTTCTATAATCATACATCATCATATAAACTTTATCAATATCAAAGTCAGAACCTTGTAACCATAATTGTCAGTGAGATACAAATGCATTATTCAAGTGTTCTTGAGTATATGCTACAGTATTCATAGACATAAATGATTGATAAGCTTGTGCAGGAATACGAGCACTTAATGATAGATTAGACATTTTCCATGAATTAAACATAGTATTTTTCAAGTTAAACACATAACTGTCTTTAGCTCTACTTTCTCTTAATTTATCACGATATCCACCAGTATCTCAAAGATAACTACTAATATCTTTTGTTTTAGAATCTTGAGATAAACCTGCTGTTTTAGCAGCATTTTTCATTTCAAGATAATACTTTTGTTTATTTTTCAAATAAGTTCTTGATGCAGCATCATTTGTATTATCAACTAAAAGTTTATATACATCTAATAAAGAATCAAGATTATCATCAGATACAATATTTTTATTAATGTTCATAAAATCATTTACATCAATTAGATCAAATTTGTTTTTACTACCACTAATAAATGATTTTAAATCTTCTAAAGAATTAACAACTAACATTTCATTATTTGATTTATCTTTAAATAATTTACTACCTTCTGGAAGATTATACATCTTTTTACCTTGCATATCTTTACGAACTCTTACATCCTTTCCATTAAAATTTTCAGTAGATTCGTTAACAAAAAATGATTCTCCAATTTGAGTATCTTTTCTTTTTAAAACATCATTGTCAATTGTATATCTATTATCAGAATTTATAATAATACCTAATTTCTTTCCAGTCTTTGAGTCAGATAAAAATACATCACGTTCTAATTTTCTAGGAACATTTAATGCATTATTGATAATATTTCCAAAGAAATTCGGAGTTATATCAGCATGTTTAAATTCTTCTAATGAAAATTCAGATTGATAAACTTTAGGAATAATATTTTCAGCATGTTTATGTACATAATCACTAATTATATCTGTACTAAGATATTCAGCTTCTGGATCAATACCATAAGCAAATGTATCATTCTTTTCAGAACCACCTGATTTATATTTAAATATTTCATCAAAAGGATTAGCTGTTGTAGCGTCAGATGTTCTTTTAAAAATAACACCTTTTTCTAATAAAGTATATGATCTATTAACTCATTTTTGCAAATATTTACCAATAAATTCATAATAATCTCTCATGTAATCTTTATGAGTTTCATGAGTATCTAATGGCATCATACTATGTATTGATTTAAAACGTTCATCATTCTTTGATAAATAATCAATGAAATTCAATACTTGTGGATGTGGAGCAAATACTCCAGTTTTCTTCCAAACCTTTATAGCTTGTTCAAAATTTCATTTAAGTTGAACTGCTTCTAAATCAAATGAGTTTTGACGTAGTCCATTAACATTATAAGTAATTTCAACAGGTTTTAAATCTCTAGTAAGTCCATATATTTTTTCAAATTCATATTGACTATTTTCAAATAAATTCTTAAAGTTATAATAATTTTCAATTCTATCAAGATTAATTATATTGTTAGATTTATTATATTCAACTCCTCCAATTTCAACAGCATTATTATCTGTAAAAATAATTCGTATTGTATCTAAAGGATTGATTTCATTTAATAATACAGGTTTAGGTTTGAATTCATCAGAAAAATTTAAAACATGATCAATCTTAGATTTTAATTTATCATATTCAGTATCACCAATTGGAACAAATGATGCTTTAAGTTCATCAGAAAGTTTATCAAATTTACTAAGGATATCATCCATTATATATGTCTTGCCAACATTGTTCTCATAAATCTTCATAATGCCCTGAGATGGATTTAAAACCATCGCAGCACCCCTAAATTTACGACGAATATAATCCGTATTTATTTTAGAAATTATTGATGAAACAAATTGTTTATAAATTGTTTTATTACCATAAGGTATAAAATCAGAATCAGCAGGATTTAAAGTAGCTTCAACATTTTTATATAAAGAATCAACAATAATTTTACTGTTATTTATTTGTGAACTATTCTCTAAACTTTTTACAAATAATTTAGTCAGTTGTTTCAGTTTATCTTCTCCACCTAACTTTTGGAATTGTTTTAAAGTATTATCAATTATTGATCCAATTCCATTATATAAATCATTAAATAACTCAGGAGCTGCATTGTTTTCAGATGCAGCAGAAAGTACTTGTGTAATTTCAGATACAGATGATTCATCAGAAGTGTGACCAGCATCTAATTGAATTCCAAAAAATGATGTATCAAAGTTAAACCAATTAGGTTTTGACTTATTAGTATGATGTAAAACATCAGTATGATTGATATTAGTTGCACCATTTTTAACAGCAGATTCAGGTAAAAACATTGCAATCATTTTATCTTTTAATTTCAATCCTCCATTTAAAGCATGCTTTTTAATGATTTCATTTACTATTTGAATTGATTGTTCAGTTTGAACAATTTTTTCAATCGTTCTACCATTTAAAAGTTTAGTAATCTTTTTAGATGAAAATGCTCCACCAAAGGCTTCTCATAAATCAAATAAGTTTTTAATTTTTAATGGTTGAATTTCAATATCTCCATTTGCATTAGCGTAACTTAATTCATAACTTGTTTTACCTTTACCATCAGCTTTTTTAATAGAAATAACTTGTCTAAATTCTCCGTTAATTGGAATATATAAATTATCAAGATCAATACTTAAAGCTTCTCCTGTAAGAGATGTAAATATATTATCATGATCAGAATCTTTGAATATATCAAAATGATTCATTTTCTTCATCCATTCTCTTTGATTATAAGGAGAATTGATACTAGTTCTAATATTTTCATTAGTCATTCCAAATGTAGCACATTTCAAAAAAGTACTATGTCCATTGTGAATAGAAGTACCAATTGGTTTTTGAGTTCCGTTTAAACCTTTACCAGGTTGAGCAGATATAGATTGAGCAACAAAGAAAGGGTTAGCAGGAATACCACCATCAAATACTTTTTGATCATCTGATGCACCAACTTGATTAAATACTTGAGCTTCTGGATCTTTAAATATTGCTAATTTAATTTGAGGTTCAATTCCTTGAGGACCTTTATTAAATATTGTCATACTAGCTCCAGTAATTACCATACGTTTTGTAAAACCTGTAGTTCTTTCTTTTTCTTCTAATCTCCAATCATTAAATCATCCTGATTCTTTAGTATTGATTTCAATAAAACTCTTTTTAAATGGGTGAATATATGCACCTTTAGTAGAAAGATTTTCATATTGACTTAATATTAAATTTCTAGACCACATATATTTTCTACCTAATTCAGATAGTTCAGTACCATCAGCATTATTCAATTTAAGATTACTAACTGATATTCTTTTACCATCTTCCATATTATAATCAAAAATATCATCAACATCTATATTAAAATGTTTAGCTATTTGTTCAGCAATGTGTTCAGATTTAACATGATAAGTTCCTTCGAATTTAGTATTTAATTTGATTTCTTTTGGAGAAATATGTGTATTTTCTAATGTTCAAGAAGCTAAACTTCCTTCCATATTTTTACTCCATTCATTAAATAATGATTGATCATTAAATATCATGAAATTAGTTTTAAGAGCTTGATTAATTTTCAAAGCCTTTTTACCATCAACTGAATATTCAGAATAATGTAAATCTCTAACTATTTCAGGATTTCTAAAATTATCATCATTACTATGATTATGTGTATAAGATCTTGTTAATTTTTCAATAGCTTTAACACTAGTATTTTTTTCAAAGAATTCTTCAATTTGACTAATTTTATCTTTAGGATCACGTACTGTAGATAATGAAGATGAATTATCAATCAATAATAAATCAGCATGAATATTATTTATAACTGATGTATAATATTGTAATTGATTTTGTTTAAAGTGAGATTTTAATTCATCACTTGATAATTTAGCTAGTGTTCCACCTAAGTTATCTGTAACATTTGAATTAATTTCTAAAGCTAATATCTTACCTTTATCAGAAAAATTCCAAGGTTGAATAAACATTCTATCTTCATTAATACTTGACATTAAGAAATTTCTAGTAAATGCAAGTTTAAATAAATCTTTTGAATTTAATTCATCAATTGATTTAGCTTCATTTTTACCAACTACTTCACTTATAATAGCAGTACCTTTTATTAGATTAGGATTTTGTTTAAAGAAAGTATTAGCATTTGCTTTAGCTAATAATCTTCCAGTTAATGCTCCAACATAAGCAATTGACATAGTTGGTCATGAATCACCTTCCGAACTTTTAACTTGTGTTACAACGTTATATTTTTCTTCTTGATGTCTTAATTTAAATAACTTTTTAAAGTCAAATTCTTTAGATACATTATCTTCTTGTAGTTTAGCTATAATTTCATCATTAGTTAATACTCTATCAGCTAAAGAGACATCTTCATTCATAACTTTAATATCTTTCATTAAAAGATTTTCTAATGATTTTCTAGTATTAGCTGTTAATGGATCTGATTCAGATTTAGTAGAACCTAAAAATGATTCTTTACTTTCTTTAGATAACTGTATATCAGCATATTTATCAATAAATGCAAATACTCCACCATAAGTAGAAAAATCAGCATCTCTAAATATAGTAGAATCTGTTTTAAGTTTTTGCTTATAAGAAACTGTATTATTTACAAGTTGTTTGAAATCCACACCTACTTTAGTATCCATATGTAGATTGTCAACAGTTGTACCATTTCCTTCTACATCTTCCGATCTATATGTATTTTTAACTGTATTTCTTATAGCGTGAATTAATATTTGTTCAATATCAATTGGTTTATCAGATATACCGATATTAGTTGCTTTCCATTCATTAAATAATCCCACAACTCCAGTATCTCTATGATATAAGAAATCATGAATACTATACATATAATTTTTAATGATACTTAAATCATCATATTTATCAGATTCATTTACTAAAGCTTTTAATATTGTTCTGAATGGTATATCGTTATTATCACGTTCATGTCTTTCAAATGCTTCATCAACTGTTAGTTTTGAACCTTTAATATTAAGTGTTAAGTCTTGAGGTAATGAATTCATTACTGCTCCAATAACATTAACACTAGTTGTTCCTAATGTAATACGATTATTTCCAAATAAATATCCTGAAGTTTTATCTCCATTTGATTCTTCAGATTCTTCAATTACATTGTGTTGTTTGAATGGGATGATATTAGAAAGTAATTTAAATAAACTTGAAGTATGATGTGATACATCAGTTCCTTCTATTGAATCAGAAGCTCATGTTGAAGTAGATGCTCCTTTAAATTTTAATGTATATTTAAATTCACTATTAGAAGGAGGTGCATATGTATTCATCCCATCCGGATTTACATTTATTACATCTCCATGTTTTTCTGACATTAATTTATCAAAATTTGTAAGAATCAACATTCTTATATATCCTGATGTAGTTGAAATACCTTTAGTATCAATACTATATTTATCTAAAGCTTCAAATTTAGTTGTTACTGATTCTAATACTTTAGAATATGGTGTTTTACCATCTGTATCTGGAAAAAATAAATCAGGATTCAATCTAAATGCACGAGATCCAGTAGAATCTTTATCTGTATTATACAGATTAGAATCTTTTACTTCAGTTACTCCTGAAACTTTAGTTAGATATTTTCAAATATCATTCTTATAAACAAAGATATTATGTTCCAATGCTAAATCAGATACTACAAAGTTATTAAATCCGTTATCCCTGTTATCGTTATTAACGAATGAAACAGCATACATAGCGTACTCTAATTCAGAATCTAAAAAATTTTCAAGTGATTTATCATGTTTTAATAGTTTTGCTATATTTGAAGCATCTATTAAAGTTGGATTAGTTGATAACGATCCAGATGTTTTAGATAGTCCATATCTAACTTGAGATATAATCTCATTAATATTATCAGAAGTTAAGTTAGGTTTGTTTAACTTTGACATTGATAAATATAACGAATTGAAATCATACACCCGTGCTTCAGGAGATTCTTCTATTCCCTTTAATATAAAATCTGACGCAGCAGATATTTCTTCATTTAATTTTTCATTATCTACTAAATCAGAACCGAAAATACCAAGGGGTTCTATCCCCTTGGCACCATTCAGTTTCTTGATTATTGCTTTAAAATTTTGTGAACATTTACTCATTTTTTATTTAAAATTTACAATTGTATTGGTTATTATCATTTAATCCACTTAATACTAGATTTTTGATTAATGAATTGTTTTTATTAAGTTGAACATTTTTATCAGGACCTAATTCAAATAATGAACTTAGGGCACTAGTTATATTTAATCCGTCCATCTTTAACACTCCATTTTCAACATCTAAATCATCATAATTTTGATCAATAAATCCATTTATTATTTTGCTTACTACAGCTTTACTTTTTTCAACATCTTTTGCTTTGTCAAACAAATTACCAAGTGGAACTCCAAATGTATTACCTTCAAAATCAAATGATATGTGATTTGGTATTTCTACTCCAACTAATGTTGGTTCAGTTTTTACATTATTAGTATTTACTTCGTTTCCACCAATCTTACTTAATATTTTATCCATATTTAACATAATTTGATTAGGTTCAACAGGATATTGCATTTCATAATTATTATTAGTAGATACTGGTAATTTACCTTCAAATTCACCACTAACAGCAGGAGAATCAATAATAGTATTGTAATAGATAGGTTTGTCATAAGTTTGAACAAAACTATTAAATCTAGTTACAGTATCTTCGTATTGAGATTTACCTTCTGTCATTATATTATGTATAACATATAAAGGATTTGGAATTTTAACAGGTATAACATCTCTAAATCTATTTCCGATTATGGATTTTAATTTAGGATTTTCTAATAAATCATCAAAAGTTTTTTGAGTTGATGCATCATTGTTTATAAATCGCCCTAAATCCATTAAAGTTTCTACAATATGAAATGATTCTAAATCATTCTTAGATAAATAATTTTTCCAAGAAATATGATTAACCATATCATCAATAATAGTATCAATGTTTTTACCAGCAACTTGTTCAGATTTTAAGAAATCATAGAATACTTTCCATCCAGTATATTTAGACATTAATGCTAATTTTTTATATTTAGCATCTACATCTGTTTCATGGTCAGCAAGATGTTCTTGATTTTTTAATTTCTTATCAGCTTTAAGTTCTGTATCAGCTGTAGTTATTTGTGTTCAAGCTTCACTTAAAGTTCTACTTTTAGCATTTAATACAACTAATTTAGAATATTTAATATTTCCTTTAACATATTCAATAGTAACATAAGGTCTATAAGCATATCGGTTGTAATATTCTTCCGAGTTTCTTAATGTGAATTCATCATTAGTTTCATTCTTACCTTGAGTATTATAAGGAGTTTGTCTGTATTCTTCCATTGTTTTTTTAATATATTTAAGATAATCTCCATTTTGTAATACACCATGTGCATCATATTTTGGACCTCTAAATACTTTAATCTCACTAATGAAAGCTCCTGGAAATTTAGCTTTTAAATCTTTTACAGTTATAGCAGAATCCTTTTTAAAGGCATCTTTTTGAGCATCATTCATAGTTGGAACTTGAACTCCCATATATGTTTTAATATCAGCACTATCAACTGTAATATCTCCTTTACTTGCTAAATCATATAACTTAGAAAGTTTTTCGAAATCAACATTAGCTTTAACAGCAGGATTTGAAATATCAGGCAATGCTGAAAGAGTTATAAAATGATTTGCACCACCAATTTCAACATTCATTCCAAGAACATAAATATCTTTACCTTTTAAAGCATTACTATTTACTAGTTTACCATAAGGATCAGTATACTCTCCACTTTTAAGTTTTCTTATTACTAAATCTTTTTGTTTAGTATCATTATTAAATAATCTAAAATCATCAGGTCTAGTATAAATTGTGTTATCAATTGTAGAAAATAATACTAAATTTTTCCATTTAATATAATCGCCAACAACATCTCTAACACTTTGATCAGATATATTTACTAATCTAAGAATTGAACCTAAATCAGTTCCAGTACTATTCTTTATTAAGTCATCAATATCAATATCAGATCCAATTATTTTATCTAAGTTATTAGAAATATCATGAATTCCAATATTATTAAAGAATGAATATCCTAATATATTACTAGGATCTTTAGTTTGAACAGTAGTAGAAATTGGAGTAATTATTTCAGGGTCTGAAGTTTCTTTCCAATCGGTATTAAATTTCTCATTTACAACTTTAACATCTTTATGTTTTATAGGATCAGATTGTTTATAATCCTTTGTCATATCTGATAATTCATCAATTCTCTTAGTTAAGAAATCTTTAGCTCTATCGTTATCAAATACTTTTTCTTCTGTACTTAATGACATTTCTGTTTTAATTCCAAAATTATCTAATAGAGTTTTAGAACCAACAATTAAAGTTCCAATTTTAGATCTAGTAACAAGAGTATATAAACTACGTATAGTATCAAAATCAGAATCAGATATTTTAATTGGATCAAGAATTACTACTTGATCAAATTCTTCACCTTGTACATTTTTAGAATAAACTTTAATGTCAGCAGATTGAATACCTAAAGTACTTGTAATTAAAGATTGTGTTGAATCAGATAATTTACCACTATCAGTTAAGAACACAATTTCTTTAGAAGTATCTAATTTTAAAAGATCAGCTTTTGTAAGATTATCTACAAACTTATCTCCATTTAAAAATGTTTTATCATAATAAACTAAAGTAGGTCTATATTTAATAGGTTCTTTCAAATATGAATCTCTATAAATAGCATCTGTAAAATTCTCCATAAGAATACAATTATCATTATGGTGTACATTCTTAGATCTAATTGTACTTTTAAGTTTAATAGATCTAGGAGTAGATATATTCTGTGTAGAAAATGATGTAGTACCAATTTTACTTCCATTTTGTAAATTATCACCCATTGCAATAACATAGTAGTTATTGTTTTTAGCTAGATAATTAAACATTTGCCATTCAAGTGTAGATAATTGACTCATCTCATCAATCATTACAATTTTAGAACCTTCAATATTATGACCTAAGAATACAGAATCTAACCATTTTTCATTTATAGCAACTGCACCATCTCCTTCACCTTTTATAAAAATCTCAGGATTTAAATCATCATATTTATCTTGTTCTATTAAATTTAATTGTTCCATGTATTCATCATACTTAGAACCAATCATTGTTTTAATGTAGTCTTTAATTAAGTCTTCTTTTATTTCAACAGATACCTGATTCTTTAAATTCTCTTTTAATCCAGTAAGTGTTTTAGGTGTTGGTGCTAAAGCATGAATAGAAATATTTTCACTCGGAACTTTAGAATCAATTATCATTCTTAAAGGAAAGTTTCCTAAAATTGTAGTTTTACCTGTTCCAGCAGAGCCAAGAACATTAAATACATATCCAATAGAGAAACTTCTAGATTGATCAATAGCTTGTTTATAGGCTTCTTTTTCAGTAATTGTAGTACCTGCATCTTTTGCATCAGCAAGTATAGAATTCTTTAAAGTATAAATACTAGGTTGTACAAACTCTATAGAATGAGCCATTATATCTTTTCCTAATCTACCATTAAAATAAGCTTGTTCTTGTCTTTGTACAAATTGTTGTACAAAAAATGGAGCTTTTACTTCCGACAAAGATACTTCATTTTCTAGTAACTTTTTATAGTTTAGATAAAAATCTTTACTACTAAGAGCCAGTACAGAATGTAAATAAAAATATCAATCTTTTTTCTCAAGTTGAGTCAAATCCTTTGTCAGATTAGAATCCTTACCATCAATAATTGACTTGATAATATTTTCAGAATTATCATTGCCTTTAAACGGAGCAAAAACTTCATCTAATTTGTCTGTCAAGTTTCCTTCAGCATTATGAAAATTAGTATAAATTCTATGTTCAAATTCAGCAAGTTTACTTTCAGCTAAAACTATTTTATTAATAGCATCAAGATCATTTTGATTTATTAAAGTTCTTCCATTCACAGTTAGTTTACCTGCTGAAATTTCAGAACCATCAGTCATTCTTTTTAAAATAGAACTAACTAATGCTGTTTTGATTAAATTATGTTCTTCAATTAAAGATCCAGAGTTTCTTTCTGCAAGAGTTTTAAAATAGTTTAATTTATCTGAAATGAAAGTTAAATCATCATTTATGATCTTAGCTGACGTACTATCAACCAATCCAAATTTTCCACTAACTTCTTCGAACTTTTCAGCAGCCATATTTAATGAAACATTATAACCATACAAATCACCACCTAATCCTACTTCTGTAGAAGTCATTGCTGAAATTACAGAACGTACAGCAGTTATTGTAGATAAAGCTTTATTTAATTGATCAATTTGAACATTATTTCTAATAAATTGAGACGGTGCTACAATATTATCAAATAAATCATAATTATCTCTTAATAGTTTAAAGAATGAAATAGGACCTGTTTTACCTCATAGATTTATCTGAAACTCATTCAACTTGTCCAAAAACGTATTCATTTTACGTTTATTGTATTTAAGAATTTCATGAATGTTTAAATAGTCTTTATATCCACGATCAATTAAAGCTTTACCTAATTCTGAATTTTCATCGAATTCAAAATTATCTAAATCAGGAATTAATGCAGAAAGAGAACTATTTTGAATATTTACTCTAATTTCATTAGCAGCATCTGTTAATTCTTTAACCGCTTCATTATCTAAATCTTCACCTCTAGCAATTACATTATTAGCATATTTAATTAATAAAGATCTACGTGGTGAAATCTTATCATTGCCTTTTGTAAAAGTATAATAATCATCATCAGAATGTAGCGCTTCATTATAAACTTCTTCTAATTTAGGATCTGAATTTCCTTGATTGATAGATATTTGATCCATTTTACTTTTAACAGTAGAATTGAATACATCTTGAATTTCAGTAAGTGTTACATCAGTTCCTTTATTTTGAACATAAGTATCTAATGCTGTAACAATATCATGAGTAACTTCATCAGTATCTTTGTCAAATCAGTCTGCTAAAATTTGGTCAGCATCAGAAAAACTAATAATTCCATCTTCATTAGTAACACTAGATAATTCATCTAATACTTTATTAGCTTCAACTAATAATTTAGATTTTATTAAATCTTTATTAACAGCTTTCTTTTCATATCCATTAACGTGGATTGTTCCAATGTTCCCAATAGTTGTAATTTCACTATCTTTGGCTAAATGTTGCATTAGAACATCTTCTGTAGCTAAATCCGCAGATTGAGAAATTGTTTCTTTCTCACCCATGATTTGTTTTACTCGTCCATTTTTACTTCCGTTATAAGCATCAAATGCTTTTTGTATAATACCGTAATCTAACTCTGTAGACGGAAGACCTAATGAATTTACAATAGCAAATAAATGTTCTTTATCTCCAGTACTTAAAGTATTAATATCCCTCTTTTGATTTAATTCTACATCAGCATTATTAATATCAGTATTAATTTCTTCTTGAAGTGGAGCAATTTTTTCATTTATTGTATTAATTTCATCTGGTTCTGTAACAGTAGATAATTGTTCTTCTAACTTATTTAATTCTTCAAGTTTAGGATTGATTAAAGCATCACGTCTGTTAATTATTTCAACTTTTTGTTCTTCTGGTAAACCAATTTGAATTAAATTCATATCGTTTAAGAAATGAGCAACATCAATATCAGTATCAGATGTAAGACTTGCAGTTCTAAAACCATTCTTATCTAATTCAGTATTTAATTGTTGTAATCATTGTCAGTTAGTATAAGCGTCAGTTAAACTTAAACCTTTACCTTTATTTCTAAAGTTAGCTAAGAATGAACTTCTAGTATTAGCATATCCATCAGCATTAAACTCTGCAATTGAATGTGAGAACTCTTCATTAATTTCCAAAAATCTATCAAACATTGATTTCATTTTGTTTTTAAAATCACCTTTACTTTCATCAAATATATTATCAAATTCTGCTTTATAAGTTTTCTTTTCAGATTCACTAAGTGAATAGAAATCTTTATCATATTTATCTTTAACATAATCGTCAACAGATAAAGAAATAAATGGTGCGTGTAAATTTTTATTTAATGTAAATAGTGATAACTTATGATAGTATTCAGCCTTTTCACCTTTTAATAATTCTTCAACTAACTTTCTTTTTTCATTAAGTTTAGATTGAATATCACCTTTACCTACTTCATTTTTATTTACACTTTTATCATCTTTTTCAGTTTGTACATTTTCTAATTGAGTAGTAAGATCTACAATATCTCCAATTAATTGAGTAAAATCTGATTTTACAAAAGAATCAGTTCCGTTTTTCTTTAAATCAGCAATTCTAATATCATCAACAATTGCTTTTCTAATAACAGATTCATCATCTTCTTTTATGTTTTCAAGATTTAAAATTCTATCAGCATTTTGAATATATGCTTTAGTAGCATTAGCAATAACATCAGCTTGACTCATTCCACTATCACCATCTTTAGCTAGATAAATTTGTTTACCATCTACATTAGTTGTAACTGGAGATAAATCAGTACTTCCAAATCTACTTTTTTGTTTATCAATTTCTTTATATAAATCTTCTGCTTGACCATTAGCTACAAGTTGAAGTACATTATATTTTGTTTCTTGTTCAATACCGTGTCCAGATAAAATAGGTGATATAACTGAATGTTCTAATTCAAACATAGGTCCTCCAACCATACCTCCAACTAAGTTAGATACATAACGTTCAAATCCTGATTTACTAAATACATTATCAAATCCTCCAAATGAACCTTGTTTCTTAGTAAATCCACAAGCACTCATAATATCAACAATACCTTTAGCTGCATCAGAAGCAAGTTCTTCTGAAACTTCTTCAATACCTTCAATCATTGATACTTTAAATAATTTTTCAGCTAATTGACTTTCTCCAATAGGTTGTGTAATTAAATTTTGAAATCCTTGTTTAGCTTTTGAAAATACATTCCCCAATGCTTTTTTACCAGCAATTTTATCTGTTGCAAGTAAATTAACAGCTTCTTGTGTTTCACCCATTAATTCACGAGTAACACTTCTAATTCCAGCTTTATTAACTTCTTCAGTATAACCTGTAGATTTATCTAAAAACCAGTGACCTAAATTATTATTCTTCATTAAAGCATATTGACCTGATGCGGCTAATAATGCAGCAAAACCTGCTGTTCTATTATCATATCCTCCAGCTTTAGCATCACCATAAACATCAGCAGATTGCGTCATAGCCATGTAACCTAAGTTTAATGTTTCAGCTAATTGTGATCGTTTATGATTTATAGATTCAAGTGTTCCAATTTTATCGTAGGCAACTTGAGCAAGACGTTCGTAGTTTTCTTTACTTCTAGTTATACCTTTTACAGCATCACCAATAGCAACATCTTGAAGAATATCTTCAGTTTGATTAGCTAATTTTGCTAAATATTCAGTCTCATGTGACTTATAAAATAAATTAGACAAACTACCAGCAGCACGTTGTTCATAGATTTGTGAAAAAGTATCTGCAACCATACTTCCCATTTGTTCATAATTCCACATAGATTGTGAACCCGCATCTGAAATACTTCTAACATCATATTTAGAAAGATATCCTTGTGCAGTATTCATTGCTTTCCATAGTGATGTTTCATTACCTTTTTCAGTATCACCTGTAAATAATGCTTCTGCGGCTTTATAAAAAGTTGGAAGTACAGTAGCTAAACCTAATGCCATTTTCATTCCACCATAATATACATTAACTCCAGGAATTAAATAAGGTGCAACTTGTGTAGCAAGTTTCATAGTAGTCCCAAATACAGATTTATCTTTACCATCAGAATCAAAGAAATCTACTTTATTTAATTTAGAACCATCAACAGTAATTAAATCCATAGGATTTACTATTTGTTTACCATATACTTCACGTTTACCAAGTGTTTCAATATAAAGATTTCCATCTTTATCATATTTCCAATCACCTTTTTTATGATTTACATGTCTTTTTGTCATAGGATCTATATCAGCACCATCTTCATCCCACTGAGCATAAACCATTGTAGGTCCCACTAAAGAACCCATTAAACCCATGTCATTAGCTGATTTATCTAATCATTGTTTAGATTCAGAATCATATACTTTTGATTGTTGAGCTAATTCTCTTAAAGATAAATCAGATACATCAATACTATTTATTCCAGTTTTACTATATAATTGTTTAAACGGATTATAATCCTTAGTTATAACTGGAGCTACATCTGCACGTAATGCTCCTTTTGGAGCAGTAAAATCTGTTGGATCATATTCTAACGCTTTAGCTAAAGCTTTATCATTTCCTAGGTCATTATACAACGACGCAGCTTTTTGATAAGCTGCGTTGAAGGTTTTGTCATCGAATTTACCAGATGCATCTTTAAACATCGATTGAACTTTATCTAATTTTTTATAATCGTCCATAGGTAATAGTTGAGTATTACTTGGAACAACATTAGAACTAGCTAAATCGAATAAATTTAAATCTGGTTTCTGCACTAATGCAGAAAATATATCATTTGGTTTTGTAATTTCCATATTATTGTTTATTTACTATTGAAAAAACTGAAATCAGCTTTAACTTGTGGAGTTTCATATTTTTGCAGATCTACTCTAGCATCTGTTAAGTTTTGTTGTTTATTCTGCATATGACCTGCAATTGAAGCAGCATATATAGAAGCATCTCGTTTATATGGAACTGCAATCATTCCTTTATAATAAGTGGTTGTCATATCAGTTCAACCAGTAGGAGCCTTAACTTTATTATCTTTTCATACTGTTTTTAAAGCATCTGATACAGTATCTTGTTCTTTACTGTCCAAGGCTTTAACTTCAGAATTATTATCTGCTTCAGAAGCACCTTCAGCAGTATAACCATACATTATTAAGAATGGTTTTATATTATTGTTTTCTCGTACTACAAAATCATTACCAACTTGAACATATCCAAATCCATGACGTTTGTAATAATCATTGATTATAGCAGGAGACCAATCATTTTTATGTTTTTCAATTTCTGATTGAACTTCATTAAATTGTTTAAGTGCATTATAATTAACAGTACCATCATTATTAGACGGCATATATACTTTAGCAGCAGTTCCACCATCATAAATAATATCATTAGCGCCTTTCATTCCAATAATTTTATCACCAAATGTAGCCTTACTCATATCAACAAGAGAACCATTTTTAGAATTCATTATATTTTTAAATGTAGTCATACCTAATGGAGTTCCATCTTCTGTAGCTAATCTTGCAGCACCTGTAACATGTAATATCATTTTCTTATTAGTTGTAATATCATTTCATTGCATTGGAGCTGAACCAGTTTTGCCATTATGTAATAATTCAAAAGGTGATACATTAGCTAATCCTTTTGCCGCGGCTGAAGCTTCTTCTGTAGCTCCTGGTAATTTCTCTGGAGAAATCGCAGAAGATGTTTTAGCAGTTGTATTAGTAATCAACATATCTAATATAAAATCTCTTGGATCTTTACCACCATTAACTATAGCAGTTGCTTTTAGTTTTTGTTGAGCATGAACATCCATTGTTTTTCATAAATAGTCTAAAGCTTTATCAATATGATTTCTTTCTGAACTATTTTCTGTAATAACTTTATAATGATCTCCAGGAGTGTTAATTATTTGATTTAAACTTTCTAAAGCAGATTGTTGTTCTTTTGTTGGACCTTTTACTGATACTTGTGATTTTAAAATATCATACTGTCCTTTAACTTGATCTTTAGAATAAAAATTTTCATTATGAGTATCTTCTGTTCCTAAAGAAGCAATTAAATCTTTAAGATTAGTTTTTATTTTATCTAACCCAATAGCATTATTTGCAACATCAAATATTGAATTTTGTCCTGATAATTTAGGATTATATTGTCTTTCATTTAATAACTCTGCAACAGATAATAGTTTATATTGATCTTTGTGTTTATCGTATTCGTTAACGTTAATTGCACTAACATTTCCTTTAGCATCTTTACCATAAACCATATCATTATTTACAGCAACTTCACCATAACCTCCTGCAGCAGTAGCTGTTTTAGCAGCTTCATCTCAAGCAGATTTACTTTGTTTAAGTTCATTAATTTTACCAACTAATCTTAATGACATTGCTCTATTATTACTTTGAGCATATGGATACATACTTCCCGAATTAGTTGATTCAATTTTAGCTAATTCAGAAACAAATCCGTTAACATCATTTACTAAACCTTTACCCATTAAATCTTTAAATACATCATCATCTAACATAGATGAAATAGTATGTTTACTTTCTTTAGATGAACTAGATGATGAAGAAGTTGCTTGTACAGGTTGTTGTTCAATGATGGGGGTGAATGTTGCAAACCCACCCCCTTGTTGAAATTTATTTATATTATATTTCATTATTTTGCATTTACTTTCTTATTGTTTGATGCTATTGTCTCATAAAATAATTTATCTGAATCTAAAGCATTTGTTTCAGTTTGACTCAAATCTATATTATGTTTATCCACAGGATTATTAACACTATGAATTACTTTATAAAATTGTTTTCTGTCTGCTTCTACTTTTTTAGCTATTTGTCCACCTTTCTTTAAAGATTGTCCGTACATCATAGCCATTTGAATATTTTTTAAACGTTCATTAAATGGTTTAATTTGAGATTCTTTAGCTTTAAGAGCAGTTTGTCATTTAGCATAATCAGATGATTTTTCCCAATCAATAGGAGTTATTCCAGGAGTTTTCATTTGAGTATCATAATTCTTTCTAAATGAATTATTAGTTTCATCAGCTAATGTATTATACTCTTCACCTAATTGTTTATATTTAGGATCTTGTAAAATATTAAACATTCCAGTTTGACCTTCACGTTGTTTTTTCATTATATCGTTTTTCTGATTAGCTAATAATAGAACATTAAGAGCTGTATTCTGAGCTGAACTTTGAAGCGCATTTATTCCGTGGATTTTTCCAAATGCGTTAGCGGCTAAACCTCTATTCTTACCAAGAACTTCAGTATTATATTTAGCGGTATTAGCGTTCATTTGTAATTGTTGTCCACGCATTTGATCAAGTCTTTGAGTATCTGCCATTTGAGCTTTATCTTTTAAAATATTACCTTGATTAATTCCAGATAATCTAACACTAAATCCTTTATCAATGTCAGCAGTTGAAGCAGCCATTCTAGCAGTTTTACTGTTAACAGCAGCAGCTTGTTTGTCAGCTTCTAAAGTATGTGGTCTATCAGCTCTAATATAAGTATTTGACATATAAGGTAATGTGTACATACTATCTGCAACACCTTTCCTTTGAGCATTTCCAATATCTTTATTAGTTCTAACTGTATTTAAATACATTGCTGTATTTAATAAATCAACTTTATTAAGTTTAGGAAATTTAATTCCTTCACTTTGTTTATTAACTGTTGTTCCAGATTGTGTAGTTGGTGTAGTTGTGTTTCCAAATAAATTAGTTGGAAGTTTTACTGCGGCAACATCAAATCCTTTATTTTTAGGTTCTAATCTTGTAGCAGATTCATTAAATTTATTAGTCATATAATTATGATATGGACCATATTTATTATCAGTAGCTAATCCTTTAACTTGTGCTAAATCTTTTACTGATACATTACTTCCAGCAGATTGAATAAATTTATTTAAATCTTCTTTATTTCTAGCTAACCAATTTTCATCAAGACCATTAACAAAATTAGTGTATTCAGGAGTATACCCTCCATCTTTAGTTTGCCATGTAGATACATCTTTTAAATCACTATAAGGTAAATAATTACCTGAACCTGGATGTTTATATGTAGTATTAGCTGTTGGTGCAACTGTAACTTTAGGTGCAATAGTACCAACTAATTTAGTAGGAACAATTGGTTTATTAATAACAGGTGCAGATATAATAGGTTGTTTTGTAGAATCAGGCAATGTCATAGATTGACCTTTATTATTAGTAAATGTATGACCAGAAGCTCCGATTGTTTCATTAGTAAATCCAGCCTTTCTAAGTTTACCTTCTTTTAAAGCTTTATCTAATACAGAAAAATCCATTTTAAATGCTCCACCTTGTTGGAATTGTATAACTCCACCTTCTTTATGTTCTACCATATTTTTATTATATTTGTTTCAGGCTTTGTTTAAACTTATTTTTCTTTTATAATCAGTGGCTTTATTAGCTCTATCTAATCCAAGAATAGCTTTTACTTTAGGATCTTTAAGTTTTTCTAAATTCTTTTGTTCACCTTGACGTAATTTACTAATAGCACTTTCTTGGAATTTCTTACCATATCAAGAACGTGGATCAGATTCTTCTTTTATAACTCGTTCTGATTTAGCTTTGTTATCATTCATACCCGTAACCTTAGCTACTTTACCTTTAATACCTAACCAACCTTTATCAATTTTAGCAGCTTTTTTAGCTTCATCAAGAGTTTCTATTTCAGCTTTAAGTTTAGAAATAGCACCTTCATCAGGAGTTTCTTTTGCATTTAAAGCATCTAATACTGATTTTTTAGGTGCAATTACTTTATCAAAATGTTCATTAATTGCAACTTCTGGATCAGTTCCTTTAGGAATTGTAATTTTAGATTCAACACCTTCTGGTACATTCTTTAATTTAAAGTCCGTACTAGCTTCTTGTGTTTGAATTTTAGTAGTTCCAGCGTGTACTTGTGCTAAATTATATAAACCTTTAACAGCTTGCACACCATGTACTAAACCTCTAGCATCTTGAATAGAAACATTTCCTAATCCACCTTCTTCTATATCTTGTGCAGTTTGTCTAGCAGCTGTTCCAGCATTTACTAAACCATAACCTAAAAATGCAGGTTTTGCTAATTTTGCAGCTTTTGATACTATTGATGATGCTGGTTTGAATGCTCCTTTTACTAAAGCTTTAGTTTCTGGAATTCCATATTTAGCAATTTTAGCAACTTTTTCAACTTCACTTAAACCCTCAGCTGATTTTACAATAGCTTTAGCTCTATTTAAATTTAATAATTCTTTACCTACTAATTCAACACCTTCTGCATCTTTAATTGCAGTTTTTGCAATTTTAAGAATATGTTCAGCCTTTTCAGCTTTAGTTGCAAGTTTAGCTATTTCAATACCTGTTTTAGCACCTTTTAAACCAAGTTTAGCAGATGCTGCTCCTGGAATTAATGATAATGCTGTAAATCCTAAATTCAATGCAGCATTTCCAGCAGTTTCTCCAAATCCATGTCCACGTAATATATCTGAACCTAATGTTGCAGCTGTTGATGTTAAACCTCCTGCAAGTCCGGCAGCGGTTCCACCTAAACTTACAACATCTCCACCTAATGCAATAGCATCTAAATAATCTGCTGTAGATCCTTTTCCAGATAACATATCTCCAACTTTACCACTACCTGTAGCAGTTGGTTTTTCTTTTGGATGAAAATAAGTTGTAGTTGTTTTACGAATATATGCTTGTGGTTTATGTGGTGTTGGTACTACTGGTGCAGTTTTTGCAGCAGTTGCTGCTGTTAAAGCAGCTGCATCATCAGCAGCTTTCTTTTCTGCATCTAATTCAGTTTGTGTTTTTGGTGGAATCAAATAATCATTCATTTTCCAACCTAATGCATATGCTTTCTCAGTTACTTTATCCCAATTAGGATTTGGTTCACTTAAAGCAAGTTTTAATGCCTGAGCATTATCGTAATCTTTATAATCGTAAGAATCTTTATTCTTAGTGTAATCATTTAAATAATCATCAACTCCTTCTTTTGCCCAACCTAATACTCTAGCTTTTCTTTCATCATTAGTTTTGAAAGTATTTAAATGTGTAGCAAGTGCATTAACATCATCATGATAATGTTTATTTGATACAATATTAGTTAAACCTTGTACTTCTTTTGAATACCCTGTTTGCGCTGTTGGAGTTGTAGTAGAATTTGTTGACTCTATGTGTGTTCTTAGTGCATTCATTGCTGAACTAAGTGATTCTTTATCAGCATCATTACCTCTAATCTTAACACCTAATCCTAACATATCTTTACTAAGAGGTTCGTCATGACCTGTTCAGTTGAATTTCTTTAATTCTTCTGGAAGTTGAGATGTGTCAATACTATATGTTTGATCTGGATTAAATTTTAAAGCTTTATCCATAGCTCCACTTTTTACAAGAGCAGCTACTTGATCGTAAGCAGGCTTAGCTCTTCTAGCTTCTTTAGAAGACATCGAATACAAATTATCGTATAATGCCTTTTCTACCTGAGAATAATCTTTTGGAGTATTATTTGGATCAGGAGCTTTACTTCCCGTTTGTAATTTTCTTACTAATGCCATGTTTATAATTTTTTTAAATTAAACAATAAAAGGGAAACAGGTTTTTTACTGCTTCCCTTTTAAGGTAGGCTTATTTTCTGCCCACGAATACTAGTTTACCGCCTTTTCTTTGGTAAGTAGGTTGACCTTGTGCTTCTGGAGCTCCACCTTGTTCACCTTGTGCACCTTGAAGCATTTGCATGATCATTTGTGCTAACATAGCAGCTGCTTCTGGTCCTAATTGTTGAACAATTTGTTGTGCCATTTGAGCAACTTGTTCTTCTGCTCCACCACCTTGTTGTCCACCTTCTGCAGGTGCTGCTGCCGGAGCTGCACCTTGTTCTGGAGCAGGAGCTGCTCCACCTTCTTGTAAAAATTTTACTTTCATTTTAATTATTAATTTTTGGATTTTACATATTCAGGATCAGTTTCAGACTGTACCTGTAAAAACTTAAACATTCTTTTACCTAATGTTTTGTAATCATTATCATTATTAGTTATTGCAGCTTTTTTCGCAAACTTAATTAATGTTTTAGTATGTGTCCGACTAAATATTCTTTCACCACCAACTAATTCCATTTGAGAATTTCCTTCTGCATCTAACACGTGCATTTTATCTGATTTTAGTTTATTATCAGGTTTGAATTCTAGTTCATCACCTTCTTTAACTCCAGAATCTTTGTTTAATTCTAACACATACATCACATTTTGTTCTGTGATTAAGTCTTCTGATTCAGGTACTCCTTCATGAACTGATATAACGTTCATTTCTTCATCTATAAAAATTATATCTAATGGAATATGAGTATCTTTCATATAGAAAGAAATCTCATCAGGCTCATTAAATATAAATAACATTCCTTCGTTTTCAGGTAATTCAGTTACACCTTGTAATCCTTTATCATGATCTTCATCAGATTCAGCAAGTTTAACCGTATATTCTTTATTACCAATCTCTATTTTTATTTCTTTCATTTGGTTAATATCTCAGGGATAATACTATTTAAAATTCCTCCATTTTCATGATGTCATTTTTTTGCATTTTGAGCAAAAATTGCACGTTTCTTCGTTAATGGATTTTTACTATGTGTAAGTTCTTCTGTAGATTTTCCAGTTTTCTTTTTAGTTGCAGTAAATTTTCCTTTATTTGCAGGATTAATATGAATACCACCCGATTTAAAACTTTGGATATTATTCATTTGATTTGATATTGTATATTTCATAATTTTTTATATATTCATTAATTAATCGTTGAGATTTTATATCTCCATCATGAGCAATATAATGACAATATATACACAAAGTTATTCCATTAGTTTCATCAAATTCTAATGAGTTATCAATTGATTTTGGAATAATATGATGAGCATGTTGTATAGTTTTTTCAGAATTACCACAATTTTGACAAGTATAATTATCTCGAGTTTTTACTAATTTTCCTCATTTTCTAAATGCGTCTTTTCTTCCTTCAATATGATTACATTCTTTTCATTCATAATGATTTTTACCTATTGTGTATTCTTCTGAACATTTTTTACAACAGAAATTATTTGTAGAATTAATAAGATGTTCTTTTCTATTAAAATTTGAACCACAATTAGTACATTGTATTGCTATTATATCTGAACTTTTATTTTTAACTTTACATTCATGCGAACAAAATTTAGAATCTCTATATTCTTGAACTTCATACTCTTTATTACATTCTTCACAAATTAATATCTTTCTTAATTTTCTAGAATTATGTGAACATTCTTGACTGCAATATTTTCTAGTTTTTATCCCTTGAAATTCAGCTCCACAATGTTCACATATTTTAGATTCTTTCTTATAACCCATATTTTATTTTTTGATATTATACAAAAGTATAATAATTTTTCCATATAATATCTATAAACTGATTAAATTTTTAATTACAAAGATTAAGCTTCAACAGTTTCTATAAGTCCTGTATTGTCTTGAGTATTTTCTAATATCTCATAAACTAACAACTTACCAGCTTTAAGTGCTATGTCTTCATCTCCATCTTTATATTGTTTAAACATCTCTTCTAACTTGTCTGTAACATCTTTATTAAAAATGATTTCATTAAGTTCAATTTCTGCGTGTTGAGTTATAGCACCACCTTCATCCATTGTTACAACCGGAATACCTTTATCAGTAACTTGTTCTGAAATTTCTTCTGGCAGATCGTGTTTTCTAGCATGTAATGCTCCATCAGGTATAACATTAAATTTACCACCATCTTCAAATACATCTATTTCAGGAACTTCAATTACTTCTATGATCGGTTTAACTCTTAAAGAATAATTAACCCGATTTTTAATATTAGTCATTTGTAGTTTACTTCCGCGTTTTGCAGCTAATATATTAGTTGTTATACCTCCAAACAATTTCTGTTGATTTTTGGTAGCGATGTCTCCAAATGAATTCGCAGAAGCTAACATATTCTGTTTACTTTGAAACATAGAATTACCCGCAAGTAAATTCTGTTTATCATCATATTTAGTCAAATTGTTAGCATTTCTAGTTTTACCAGCTCAAGTACCTAATAAAGTCTGTTTCTTTCCAGCATTAGTATTCATATTAAATGAATATGCTCCAGTATCTAATCCAGTAGTACCTTGCTTTTTAGCTGTAGTTCCTGCAAATTTATTTAATGTTGTAAGAGCAGTAAGACCAGCTCCGATTCCCATTAATGCAGGATTACCAGATTTAAGCATCATACCAGCTCCTTTATCCATAAGTCCCATTGTACCCTCTTCTAAATCTGAGCCAGTTTCAGCACGTTTTAAACCTGCTGCTTGTAATCCAGTTTCTAATAGTTGTGGAGCTTCTCCAAGTATTTCAGATCCTACAGAAGCAGCGGGTGCTGCTCCTGGGATTTGTGTTGAACCTGATTTAATAGTAGATCCATTTGCATTCATACCTAAGTTTTTATTAAGTCCTTTTATAATTTTATTTATATCTAGACTATTTGTAGATAAATATGAATTCTTAGAACTTAATTGTTGTAAAGATCCAGATGGTGTTTGATATTTTTTAATTAATTCTTTAGGCATAACTTATAGTGAATAATGTTCTTAGAGCATTAATGACTGCATATTGTGTACCATCATATTTTACTCGTATTTTAATATATTTATCTCTAATTTTCATTTCATTTGCTTTAGTAAATAATAATTCATTATTTTTAACATAAGCATAAGTAAAATTAATTGGTTGAATTTGAATATCTCAAGAATCTTCCATATATTGCATATTACCTTTTACTCTACCAAATTGTTTAAGGTTTAAACCTTGTTGATAACTGTTAACTAATTTTTCTTTAGTTTTATTATGTTCTTTAATACTTATATCTTTAGTACGTATTAAATTTCCATAAAATGAATTTGGTAAATTAATATCAAAATATTCACTATTAGAATTACTATCTTTTTGTGTAATAATATAAGGAAGTTTTGGTGTTAAAGGTTTTGCAATTAAATAAAGTCTATAGCGTTCATCTAAATCTGTGATTCCAGTTAAATTAACTCCATTAACATTATTTATTGTGATGTTATTTAATTTTAATATTAAATCTTTATCTTTATTCCAATCAAATCCTTCGCCAACAACTTCATAATAAAATGAGTTGGGTTCTGCTAAATTAGATATAATTTTTAAGTTATTAAATATTTTCTGAACTCCAGGAATTCCATTAGCAACAAATTCAAATTCGAATGGATATTGGGCATCATACCAATAAGTTGGAAGAATTGTTCCTTGCTCTTCTTCGAATCCCGCAAATCCGTGTTTATACAAGTAATTAGATGCATTTTCATGCTTCTCTGTATTTGCAAAGGTATAAAAAATATTATTTATATTTTCTGAAAATTCTGGAAACCATGTATATTGAGTAACCCATTTGTTTGTAAGTTCACTATGACATAAATGTCAAGATACATTATTATATTTAAACACAAACATAACATCTTGTTTAAATGCGTTATAATGTGATTTTACAAAATTTACATTTATACTATTATCATAATCAGATTCTTTTAAATTAATATGATCATTTAAGAATTTTTGAATTTTCAAATCAGATATAACTTCAAATTGTTGTCCATTAGTTCTCCAAATCTTTTTAGCAACAGTATCAATACCGTAAATAAACTTAGATGTTTTAATTATAGAATCTGCTCACATAGATCCAAATGTATTTGATAATACTTTAGGATTTTTAGGAAGTACTGTATCAGTATTAATGTATACATTATCTCCTTGTGCATTTGTCATCATTGCTCTTTCGTTTACAGGAATCATTAATACTCCATGTTCCATAACAGCAATAAGTGTTCCATATCATTCCTCTAATTTTACAAGTTCACCATGTTCAAGAGTATAATCTTGATAATTTGGAGATTCGAATATACGAGTTCCATTTACAAATGATGATTGTTGTAATTTATTTGAATAATTGATTCTATTTGTAAATGAAGTTTTGATAAAAGGAACATCAGGGATTTCAAAATAATTTTTATCTCCTAATGATTTACTAATACCTCCATTAATTATATGAGATTCAGGTAAACTATCTTGCATA